CTGACCAATGCTATGCTGAAGCATAGCATCAAGAATACGCTGTTGGTGAGGACGAAGTTGCATGAATTGAATTGATTGTCTCTTTACAATAGCATCAAAAAAGGGGTCTGTCAAGACCCCTGTGCCAGTTCAGAAATTGTCTGGTCTCTTGAATCGTTTATTAACTTTTGCTGCCTCTTTGATCGTTGCATCTCCAATGCAATGATTTGACTTGAGACCTTCTCTTTGGCAGAAAATCTTGTATCGGTCAAGAATACTGTGGAAGATGTATTTGTGAGCATTAGCATCAATATATCCTTTACAGAGAGTAGTTTGACTCTCCATTCTTGGCAGAACGTTGATAAGGAAATACTTGAAGTTTTCCTCTCTTCCATTCTCCAAAACATCATCAATAAACTGTGCCAGTAAGCAGCAGGTCCTGAACATTGGACCAGTGACATAAGTATCAACTGCTCGTGATCCGCCAAAAGAATTGTGGAACATTTGTGCCCACATCCAGTTGCCAGCTGCAAGTCTACGCTGTGATTCTGGATCTTCTGCGGGGTAATCTACGGTAAGAGCCAAATAGAATTGGTTGAAAGATTTCAATTCAATTCCATCTTCTCCATCGTATCCAAAACCATCAATGTGAAGGTGATAACCAGTCAGGATTCTCTCTACCCACAGAGATGTTTGATCCTTAAATACAACACCTGCACGAATCTCATCAATCTTACTGAGTTTTTTACGTTGTGTATTCAGTGCAAAAAAGATTTCTGCTTCAATTTCTTCACACTCTTGAAGTGTTGAATCTTCATTGTGCTCATAGATCATTGCAGGAAAAGATACAGAATTATCCTTAACTCCCGACAGATAGTGAAGAACTGCTTTATGCTGCCCATCAATCAACCAATCTCCACTGTTATTTCCCAACCCTTCGGGACGACGTGCAACAACAGCAGGAATCAGCAACTTTAGGTCTAGTTTCTTATATTTTTTAATACAACTGGTGCTCAACATTCTCTGATACAGAGATGATACCTTTAGTTCACCGCTATTTGAATAATTTTCAAATGTGAGAGGTTTACCCTCAAATCCTGGTATCACAGACTTCATCAAATCTTTCTTTGATGAAAGTTCTTTGATTGTTTTATAGTTAGATGTAGACATAGTTTTGTTTAAGTTAGTTTATTGCCACTCATTGTGTGGCATGTTTAAATTATAACAGATGAAAGTTTATCTGTCAATACTTTTTCATTTACCCTTCAGTAAATTGTGATAGTATTTTACCTCGGGGTTGTCATAATCAGCACATCTGGGATAAAACACACCATCAACGTAACAAGACTTTTCTGGTTCTCGGTAAATTGGTTTGGGAGGAATATCTCTAGTGCAGAGATATGCACCATCTAGGCACAGCTGCAAAAATATCAATGCTGCCTCAATCATAGACCCAAAGGATTTTCCAATCGGATTCTTTCTTGCAGTTTAGCATAGTATTCTGCATCAAGTTCTGTGCCTGTGTATTTTCTATCACACCGCATTGCTGCTACAGCAGTAGATCCAGAACCCATAAAGCAATCCAGCACAGTATCACCAGGGTGAGTGTATGCACGAATGAGTCTTTCCAAAACCTCAAGATTTTTGGTAGTCGGATGCCACCCAATGTAATCTTTTGACGTTGTGTGATTGTTCTTCTCCCAAATACAGGTAGGAATTGTACCTTGTTCATAATCTTTCCCAGTGCGGAGGTTCTTTTTGACCTTCCTTTCCACTCGTACATCACCATCGTTGAAGAGGAATGTTTCGCCTTTTGACCAACAGAAAGCATACTCATGTTTGCGGGCAAAGTTAGTCTTAGCACGTCCACCCCAGTTATAACTCCAGATGATCTCATTCTGAGCACACATGCCAGCATAAGAATCCACCAGTAGTTTATATCTAAGAAACGTGCTGGTCTTCAGTGTGCCCCATACAATCAACATACGGTTGGGTTTGAGAACACGGACACATTCAGCAGTCCATTGATCACACCATCCTAGGTAATCGCCTTCACAATCCCATTGAGAATCCCACCCCTTTCCACCATCAAATCCAATGAAATAAGGTGGATCAGTAAGCACCAGATCCACGCTATTATCATCAATCTGTTTGAGGTATTCCAGACAATCAACGTTCTGAATCATACTTGTGTCATCCATGTAAAATCGGAGGGGAAACCATCAAGAAAGAACGTGCCAGAATTAACACGCTTGCCGCCATGTTGATTGTAGATCCAATTACCTTTTTCATCCTGAACTTCTACAGCAGAGCGTACAGTTTCTTTGTCTGCCTCATAGATTTCCAAACGATCAGGATAAAATGCCAGGAAAACTACATCATCATAGTCTTGATCGGGGCGGATTTGTTGCCAACGAAAGTGAGTGCCATCGCCCCACAAGAATGAACCTTTAATTTCTTTCTTGCGACCAGCAGCAATACGATCGTGGTCAGAGTTCTCTGCTTTTTCTACAAGAACACCCTTAGATTCCATGTATTCTTGATAGACACGCTCAAAGTATTTGCCTTTCTTCTTAGAAGAGAGGTCTTTGAGGGTTTTGAAGGGAGAATCAGCATACGGATCTTTGCTTTGCTCTTTAGCAATCTCAGCAAAGACTTTAGTAGAATTGAAGTCGTTAGCGTTGAGCATAACCTTGACTTGAGTACCTTGTTATTATAGCACACAAAAAAGGGAGGATGCGACCCTCCCTAGTCCAGTTCTTCATCTGTCCACTCTAAGCATCGTTCCTTTACTTCTTCCCAGGAATAAGTTTTCTCTTTACCAGTCATAACATCATCTGCTAATTGTAGCAGATACTCAAGAAACTCTTTGGAATAAACTTCATCTTCTCCAAGAGATGCCCAAAACCATTCAAGACACTCTTGCTCTGGGTTATCTTCCTTGAGCAGAGCATAGTCAGTATAGTTTGATCTCATGAGATCAGACCAAATACGAAATGCTCCACGAATACTTTGCCATCCTGTCATCCAGCAGTGACCAATCCAATAATCAAACCAGTTCAGTTTCGTTTTCATCTAATTCCTCCAAATGATTCCAGTTCCAAGTTCTCTCAATGAATCCAATATCAAATCCAAATTTATATACCCAAAACATAACATTCAGTAGACTATTGTTACCAACACTAATCTGCATATAAGGCCCAGACGGATAATCGTTCCAAGAAACTGATGCCTGAAGAAGTGCCCATCGTTTATTATGTAAAATCTGAACATACCAATCATGCCCAAAGTCATAACGGTGTTTGAATGTAATTAATTTCATTTTGAACAATGTAAAAAGTACTTATATTCTGCTACTTGATGTGGAGCATACCTCACCACATCACAGTCCTTGTATTTATCAACAACCTCAAATGATGATTCCAATGGTTTACCGCCTGTGGAAAGATTAGCAAGCACAATCATAATAACAATAAAGACAACAGAGGCGCCAACAAATACACCAAAACCACGGAGCAATTCTTTGAGAGCATACTTATCTTCAGGTGTCATCATTATCATCCCACGGAGCACGACGGTTCATAAGTTCTTTGATTCTTTCCACCACAGCAGGATTTGGTGGTTCATTGATTCGTCGCACAAGTTCATCATATGCTTCTGCGGATACAATAATCCTTTCTGGTTCTTGTCCCAATCTCAACCTACGTTCTGGACTGATAGTTAGATTGTAAGGGTCATCATAAGGATAAATGTATTCCTGAAACCATCCAATACTCAAACTCTCCCAGAACTCACCATATCCCCATTCATCACCATCATCATAACAGTCAAGAATATACAAGATGTTGTGGAAACCATCAAGAAAGAGTTCCCATTTAGTTGGTTCTTGAAATCTCACAGCGTTTCATCACTCCAATAGTATCTCAGTTTATCACCATCAGCAGAAATATTCAAGTGATATGTTTTGTTGTTTTGTGTGTAAACACCAATCCATAGAGTTCTTTCATTCATACTTTCAAGATGAAACATTTGAATGTCTTGGAGTACAATCTCATCAGGATTTTCAGTAAATCTACTCATTATTCTTCCTCACTCGTTCAAGAAACTCATCACTCTGTTGATACAATCGTGCAATCAAATCCTTAATATCATCAATTGCAATCACATTATACTCCACATTCATATTCTCACAAATAAGAGCATCCACCATACATTCAAGTGTGATGGCTTGCATATGTTCTGGTGTGATTGGTGTCCCATGAGGAAGACCAGAACATTCTTCATTATAGAAGTGATTATATCGTCTCAGCACAGTATCACTTCGTTCTTTGCGTTCCCATTCTTGTTTTGCAAGTTCTCTGTTTGCTACTTCACGACGTTCTGCTTCCTCAAACATCTCATCAGGATAAGGTTCTTGGTTTCTCATAAGTTCTCTCAACCTTTGTTTACCGTATTCAGTGAGTTCATATTTCTTGGTGCGGAGATCATCAAGTTCTTCTTGTGTAAGATTGACCCAAGGCATTTCATCGTTCATTCTGGTTGGTCCCAAAGTCGTTCTCTCAACATTCTAACACACTTGTTCCAGTCATAAGAGTTCGTGTCGTGCTCATTCGGCATCCATTCCTCAACTGCTGATACAATCTCATTACTTTGCTCAACAGAGAAACCAAGTTGATGCCTCATTACATTCCACAAGGATGCTGGACGATTGTTGAGATTGTGAAGTATTTTATCAAGGTCAGTCATTCCAATATGCTCTCACATTTCTATAAGGTTCTGCTTTCACACCACCATAAGTATCAAAATAAGGCTTTGGGTCATTAGGTTGAGCAGTATGAACTAACTTTGTAATATTAGGAGAAATAGTATTAGGAGGAGTGGGAGGAGTATAAGGAGCACTATAAAGTAGTGGAGATTTACTCAAATACTCTTCAATAATATTACAAGACCATCCATCCTCATAGAATTGCTTACCATAGAAAATCGCATCTTCCTTATTTGGAAAGGAAGCAACATAAGTGTCGTTGTGATAGAGTGAATAAACTTTCATTTTACAGTATCCACAAATACAGGAACTTCCCCACACATTTTAGTTGCCGCAGTATCATTAGCAGCATAAGATTTCCTACATTCTAACACAATCTCATAAGTTTTGGTGAATAACTCTCTGTCCTTTTGAGTATTGTAAGTATTCAGTAGTTCCATAGAAAGGAAATAACCAGTAACGATGAGAAGTGGAATGATGAAGATAAAGATAAAGGGCTTCATTTCAGTTCTTCTTCAATCCTTTCAATCTCAAAAATTGCATTTAGAAACTCCAGACCATACTTACCTACAACCCACGCATCTTTATCTTCAAAGAACCTATCACCTACGGTTCTCATTGAATAACATTCTTTTTCTTTATCAAAGAAAGCAATCACATAACAAGTTTCACTATTTGTGTTTTGACGCCACTTGACGAGTTCATATTTGTTGTTGCATTTACTCCAACGGAACTCAATGTTACGAAATCTCATTGTTCTCCAAGATAGTTTTGATTTGTTTGAGGTCTTCTATTCTTTGTTTTGTAAGATCGTATTGTTCTACATACCAATCAATATCATTGACTTCGTGATTAAGTTCTTCACGAATGTCCCATTCATAACATTGAAGATCTCCTTCTTGATCTTGTATGAAGTATTCTAATGTATCAATCAGAGACATGTTGATCCTCAAAATCAAACCATTCATACAGGGAATTCATTGCACCCTCAACCACACAATCAACCACAGCATCTTGGTGCGGGTTTTCTACATGTTTGTGAGCACGATTGTATCCGTAACGGACACCTTCTTCAAGTGCCATTTCTAATACTTTACGAAAGTTGGGTTTCATTCTTCATCCTCTTCATAAGGGAACATTTCATCATACTCTTCATCAGTCAGAGTGAGATACTGAACATTAGCATTTTTGTGCTCTTCAGCATACACCAACTGATAGTGAGCAAAGCTACTTTCAGAAGTGCTAGCATACTCTATAAGTCCATCAACAATACAAAGGTAGTTCATTCAATCACCTCCCAGTGTGCGTCAGATTTGTCACCAAAACGATTAGTTCCAGTTCTTGTGCTTACCCAGAAGAAGTATTTGCGATTTTCTGATGCCAGAAACAACTCACCACCAGTATCCTGCTCTACAATACAGACAGGATTGTTATCCATAGTGTTAGCTAGACGGTTTTTCGCTTTGCTGCTTTTGGGCTTTACGAGCACTTTTCTCATCTTCAATTTCCTTTTTAAGTTTGCGGATACCAGTGATGAAATAAGCAAAGTCTCGTGTTTCAGTGATTCGTTTGATCTCACCACATACACCACACTTTGCTTCATAAACAGAAGAGCAACCTACAGAATAAACACCATACTTTTGTCCACAATCAAAACAAGTATTACCAGCAGTCTCAAGTTTCTTGAGTAGTGCTTTTTTTTCTTTAAGTGTCATCATGAAGAGGTGTGTGTCTAACTTCAGTTATTTTACCATCCCGAAACAGGATGTGGCAAGAGGGCCACTTGCAATAGTGTCCATCCCACCTTGAAGGATATACTTCTACGACTTTGAAAATATAAACAGGTTTTATCTTTCCTCTCTTCCCAGTGGGAATCCACTCATAATTCAAAAATAATTTCTTTTCATCATACCTTGGATCATCTTCATTAATTGTCTCAAAGGTATGAGTTCCACCATAATCAATCTCATACAATTGCCCAGCAGGACTAATCCAATAGTCCTTCAGGCAACAGTCAAGATCTTTAGTTTGTAGTTCTTTATTAAGATAACCAGGACCCAAATCATATGAGGTCCTGACTGTATCAAACATTCCCATGATTCTTTAGAACCTCATTACAGCGTTCCATAATCGCATTAGTAAAGTCTTCTTCTGTCCATGTGTTGAAAACACTTTCAACAGGATCATTCGGGTCCCAGGAGATAGTGAACGACCCGTCCTCATTCTCTTTAACATCAATCATTTGTCCCCAAGAGTAAAATCAGAAATTGGATTGTGACCATTCACAAGTGCCTGAACATCTTGTGCTTTACGCAGAAACTTTTGATGATAATCCACCCATTCTTGAATCTCTTGTTTGAGTTCAATAAAGAATTGTACCGCTGTAGTATCCTCATCCGTCAAATAATCGCCAATCACATCACCAAGGCGATCACGACGTTGCTTTTCGTAAGTTTCCATGTGCCATTTATTGAGTAAAGAATCTGAAGGATCAGAGGTTTTTAACATTTCCATCAAACCGAACAAAGGTATTCTAGAGGGATTTATGGGTTTTTGTCAAGTAGTACAGGTATTCCTCATAAAGAACCTCCTCCATTTGAAATGCTTGCACTTCCCATGGTTGCTCTGAATAGTCCGTCTCAGTGTGATCTATGCCCCTCCAGAGACGCTTTCCATACTTATCCCTGAGAGCACCCTTGACGTGTTGATATACATGCCAGAGTTCATGTAGGAGGGTTCTGGTGTAATGTTCGGCAGGCATTTGATTGTGCATTTCAATCTCAAATGCACGAGGACGATGATCACAATCTGTGACACCTACCCAACCGTGAACACCATCACGAAGCATCCCACGATGATGAACAACAATGTCCAATCTGTGTCGTGGAAGATGTTTCTGAACAAACCAATTGACGATACGCTCACAACGACGCTTGCTGTAATTGTATCCAGAAGTTTCAAGACAGAGCATAATTAAATACCACTTGAGTAAGACGTACACCCCAGTTCATCATTGCCATAAACGACACGATAAACAGCAGTCTATCAAGAGTTGTGAATCTCATAGGGTCTTTGCTTACCCTTCCATTATAAAACCCCTCCAGGACGATTCTGGAGGAGTCTGTGCCACTTATTTGACTGTCACATCAGATGGTGGGATAAATCGTAATTGTGTTTCCCATTCCTGAGTGATTGGTGCATTGATAGTAAAGAGTATTTGATGCATTAAATGGAACTTCAAACCTTATTGTTCCAGTTGCAGCACCGTTATTTGTAACTCCATTATCATAAGCAGCACCACCATCACTTACACGAATTTGAAATGGGTGAGCTCCACCAGAGTTGTTTACAAACTCATACACTCTACCTCTTGCAAGATATAGAATTGGATCATTGGTCGTTTGAGTAAATCCAATTCCAGTGAAGGTATAATCAGACGTTCCATTGGCACCTAAAACCCATCTACCATCAATAGCATTTGAAGTATCTCCATAATATGTGACAATGCCCGATGATGCAGTAATAATACCAGAAGAAACTTGAACCGTTCCTAATGTTGTAACACCAGAAACATTCAACTGATTTGTAAAGGTGGTTCCAGTAATTGTTACACCAGCACCAAGAGTTTCAAGTTTTTTATTCGTTCCAAAATATAATTGAGCAGAACCACTTGAATCTGCAACTAATGGAAATCCAGCAGATCCATCTACATCAGACCAAATATAAGTAGAACCATATGATCTAATGTTAAGATCAGTTCCAGCATATTCTAAAAATGCTTCATTTGTGGAAGTGCTTTGATAAATTGACAGTGATGGGCGAGCAGGTGCAGTAAATATCGCAGCATTGCCAGAGGTATATGTAAATGAAGATCCCACACTTACATTTCCTGTAAATGTAGAAACACCAGAAACTACAAGACTGCTTGTTCTTATATCTGCTGTGCTTCCAACACTAATACCAGTCAGTTGAGATCCATCTCCAACAAATGATGATGCTGTTACAATACCAAGGGTGGAGTAACCACCATTAGACATTGTAGATACGCCAGCAACTTCTACTCTTTTGAATGCAGTAACATCATTGAGTACATCTAGTTCAGAAATAGTGCTGATACCGCTAACATTAATCGCTTTTGCAAAAAATGTATTTGATGTTACTGTAGTAACTCCTGCGAAAGTAGAAACTCCAGTTACACTTAACTGATTTGCAAATAAAGTAGAAGTAGATGTAGTAACTCCTGCGAAAGTAGAAACTCCAGTTACACTTAACTGATTTGCAAATAAAGTAGAAGTAGATGTAGTAACTCCTGCGAAAGTAGAAACTCCAGTTACACTTAGATTAGTAAGGTCTGTTTGCCCAGATACTGTTGCAATTCCACTTCCTACATTTAGATTTGAAAGTGTTGATTGCCCAGTTACTGATAATGTCGCAGTTGTAGTTATGCCAGAATTATTGATTTGACTTGAATTAACGTTTTCAGTAGTAATTCCAACGGTAATTGTTGCAATACCAGAACTGATATTAGATACAGTAAAATAATCGGCAAAATCTATTTTTGATGCTGCCCCTTTGCTGACTCCATCATCAAGAATAGTTACACCAGAACCAACTGCCGTTACTCCAGTAATACCAGAACCCTCACCAAACAATATCGCAGCTGTAAGGATACCAGAAATATTTACATCGCCAGATACTTGTTCTGATAAAAGTTTTGCTATATTACGTGCTCTAGTCATTGCACACAGTTTTTAGTTATTTATGTACATCAAATAGTCATCAAGTCAGCACCACATGCTTGGAACAACATATAAAACTGCCACAAAACTTCCACTTCAAATTCATGGAATGTTAGATTTTCTTTTGTAGAATCTAATCTTTGACAACTATTTTTATCTACAACGACGGTAGGAACTGTTTCATGTTTTTCTGGTGCAAACAAATACGTCTTACAATTAACATATGCTAAACTATTTGCAATCGGAGAATCATTCCTTGTGCTGATTCCAAGAATCAAATCTGCATGTTTAGCAGCATATTCAATCCACGGAAGATGCCATGGTTGATCTTTAGATAGTGCAGAAAGATGAACAGCATCTGGAGCAAAACAGAATTTACCAAGATACCTATTCATATCACTTGCAACATGTTGGGCAATAGCAAGATTTCCGCCATTTCCAATAATAGCAATACTGTTTGATTGGTTGACCAGTTCAATTAGATCTAAAGAAATCGTCACTGTTTACTCCTTTATCGTCAATGTAAATGTCGCCAGAATATTTTCCAAGAATGAGTTTAGTAAACTTACATCCCCAAGTTTCTAGTTGATTATATGTGTAATTATACCACTTTTGATGAGCATTGTGAATAGATCCATCATATTCTCCCATTCCACGAGCAGTGTAGTAGATAATTTCATGTCCTTCATCAAAGAGTTGATTTATCTTCTCAATGCGATCATAATAAACTTTACCAGTTCCAAATCCTGGATTGTTTACATGTTCACAGATTGTTCCATCTATGTCTACGATGTATTTCATCTTTTACCACTTCAATGTCAGATAAACGATCAACGGCATGTGTTCTTGTTTGAATATTAAATGGTCTTACTGGTACTTTTCCAATAAAACCTAACGTATCAAGACTAGCACAGTCTTCTACCATACGCAAGTCATACTGTCCGAATTTTGAAATCGTATCGTAGTCATAAACGTAAAGACCAGATATGCCAAAAATGTGACGATTGATCATCCATTCTTTTTCTGGATTCCTCGATAACCAAATGATACAATTGTTGTTTACAACTGCCTTTACACAATCTTCATCCGCAAGATCATTTTCATCAATATTGTAAATTGCCTGAACCATCTGATGTTTATGATCAACTGCATATTGAATCATTGCGTCCATGGCAGTCACATTCATGCATGGTTCATCACCTTGAAGATTGACAACATAATCTGGACGACGATCTAACATGTGAGAGCACAGATAAACTCTATGCGTACATGTAGGACATTTTTCAGTAATGATACACTTGTGCCCATAATTTGTCACAACATCATAGATGTCCTGATCTTCAGTTGCAACAACAATCTCATCAATTTTAATACTTTCTTTTGCACGATCAATTACATGCAAAATCATCTCTTTTCCTTTGATTTTGTATAATGGTTTGCCAGGAAATCTTGATGATCCTAATCGAGCAGGAATAATACAAGTAATCATAGTTCAGGAATCAGTTTAGCAACTTCAGGATGATACTCCATTTTATCATACATTTTACACTTCATCTCAAGTTTTTCTATCGCTTTGTCTTTATCATATAACGAAAGAGGAACTGCTTCAGGAATGATTCTACCTGTAGAGTTTCCATAGAACCAATCATCCCACATTCTACCATGATTCTCAGTCAAACGATTTGAATAAAAGTTTAACATGTAAAGAGATTTGAGTAATTGTTCTGGTGTTTCCCTTTTGTGTGGACACAGAAACAATTTGACCATGCTGGATATAATTTCACGATCATCTACATTCTGTATCCAAAGATCTTCAAACTTCTTGTGAATTAGTTCTAGATTGGCATAGGTATCAATCGTACTCTCTTTGTCAAAGCGATAGAAAATATCACCAGGATCGTAATAACGAACGATTGCACCACTATAATATGCATAAAGAGTTGCTGATGTAAAGAGTGGGAAATAAAATAACTTAAACTTTCCCATTGCCACAGCAAGACCTAATTGCCATTCTTCAATACCTGGATCATTGAAAATGCTGATAATTTTCACATTTTCCAATCCTTCATATGCAAAGGCACGATACCATTCATCCTTTTGTTCTGCAGGTGCCATTGCATAAACTGGTTCATTAGAAGTTGATACGATTTGTCTAAAGTTTTCGTAGACAACCTTATTGAAATCAATTCCAGTTGCAATATCTCCCTTTGGAAGAAAGATGCAGATACCTTTTCTTTCTTGCCTTGGAATCAGTGCATCAGCATAAACAAAAGGACTCGCACCTAGGTGAACATAATATGATGGTTTTGTGAGTTTGTTTTGTAAATACTCACTCCAGATGTAAACACTGGAGCACATGAAGTCAGCATAGAACTCTTTACGTCCCATGGTTTCTGTCTGCACCCCAGGAATAAAATTATAATCTAAAAACTGGTCAGTTCCTGCCCAATAGTTGAGAAGTTCTTTAGTTCCAAAACGACTCATAGTTGATTATCATCAGTGTTGAATAGGTTATTCATCTCTTCTTCTGTTAGAATATCTTTTTGATAGAGAACTTTGAGCATCTTGTGCAGTTTTCTTTCAAAGTTTCTATGAAGTTTGAGATCTTCTCCATCCCAATCTGGATTGAATCTCCACCCATCAGTTGGATTGAATTTATATTTTTTCTTGTACCAATTCTTTGGTTCTTCTACATCTTCATGAAGAACGTAGTAGTGAGGTAGATCTGGAATCATGGTATTGTCAATCCACCACTGACCCAGATCTTCATCAAATCTGATTGGGATAAAGTCTGGAAAAAGATATACGCTTTCTTCGTATTCGTTACAAAGGGTCTTCATATTCGCTCAAGATGATGTGATTATTATAGATGAGTTTTTGAGTTATGTCAAATTATGGTATAAGTTTCTACTGCAGATCCTGGTGGTGCAGATGTGTCATCAACAACTACTACGTTATTTACAACAATAAGAACTTTTCCAGTAGTGCCTGGGGCGTTTGGATATGGGCTAGGATTATTATATGTTCCACTTCCACCAGAGGGACTACCTGGAGCTCCATTTCCTGACAGATTTGTAGTTGATGTAATTGTAAAAGAACCAAATCCAGGTTGAGTTACTGTTCCGGAATTAACATATCCTGATCCTCCACCTCCTCCTGCATCATATCCACCATTAGTGCCACCACCGCCACCACCATACCAACCACCGCCGCCGCCGCCGCCTTCGGTGGGGGATGCGCCATTCCCACCTAACCACTGACCTCCTGAACTTGCGCCTGATCCGCCGCCACCGCCGGCATTTTGAGTGGCACCACCACCCCGTAAACCAAAATCTGGAATCTCTACTGCAGTTGTACCAGAAGGTCCACCCCCAGCACCGCCTTGTGCGCTATCATATCCATCATTTCCGCCACCGCCGGCACCGCCAGCAACTCCCAATACATAAGTTCTACCTGTAGTGCCATCTACTGGACCAACAAAAGCTGCAGAAAACCCGCCAGCTGCGCGAGACCCGCCTCCTCCAGTATAAAAATTTCTTGCTCCATCTCTAGATCCAACAATATATCCAATAACTGTTCCTGGATTAGCAGTTCCTTGTATTTGTACCCATCCGCCGCCGCCTGGCGCGCCGCCCCTGCCCGGTGTACCAAACCCACCCCAAAGATAGATTTGTATATTTTTTGGTCCGGAGGCCCCCCTTAATTTTTTTCTATTACCAAATCCAAAAGATTGAGAAATTCTTGATACAATAGGTGCCATCAGAAAAATCCGCCAGAAACAATTCCAAATACTTCGTAATTAGCAGCAGAACTTGCTGAACCAATTGTATTTACTCCAACAAAATTATAAACTGTGTATCCATTGGTGGTTGTGACACCTGAAGTTGCCTCGTTTCTAGAACCTCCAGCAAACTTCACTGCTCTTTCTACACCATTTAGTCTAACAAACGTATGACAACTGCGACCAGTTCCTGTTGTTCTTAGAATTGCAGAAACAGAAATTGAATGATTGTCAAAAGAACTATCAGTTGGAATTCCTTCAACTCTAATTACAACATCAGCAGAAGGATTATCAAAATAGATAATATTTGCAGTGGATGTATATGTGCAGACTCCAACACTTGATGATGCTGATACTCTAACCATCTTTTCTGCGACGTTAGAGAATCTAGATTCATTCGGAATTACAACGTTAGTGATTGTAGTAACACCGGTAATTGTAGTATTACTTAGATTTGCTTGACCACTAATTGTAGTAATTCCACCAGTAACTTGGAGACCGTTTCTAGCAGTAATCAATCCAATTGAGTCTACATTAGTTACATCATCATAAGTCAAAGTACCACCAACAGTTACATTTCCAGCAAATGTTGCTGCAACACCAGAAATATTTCCACTGAACTGTGTTGCAGTGACAACTCCCAATGCATTGATATGTCTTGCACTTAGATCTGCAGTCAAAGAAAGATTAGAACCCGTAGCACCTGGTCCTAATCCAGTGGCACTACCAGCATTAGTTGCAGTGCCATTAAAAGTATTTGCGGTGATGATGCCAATACCAGTTCCATCAATAGAGACAGTTCCAAAATTACCTTTAGATGCCGTAATTACGCCAGAGTTTCCATCAATAGAGACAGTTCCAAAATTACCTTTAGATGCCGTAATTACGCCAGAGTTTCCATCTAGGGTTATACCAATTCCAATATCTATTGGTTGTGATGGAGATGTTCCTAGCCCAGATCCAACTGCTGCTAGATTTGTAGCTTTTGTTATTGCCATTACCGACAAATTTTTTAGTTATTTATCAGAGCAATAATTCGCTTATTCCTACCATTCCTTTTGGAAATATATTGAAAGATAATGAATAACGATCTTTGTTTGATAGATTTGGTTTCACAGAATGAGAAAGACCAGAACTGAATAATAATAGTGTTCCAGTTACAGCAGGAACAGTATAATGTGGGGTGTTATATGCATTGAATTTTGTATGTGTAAATGGGAGGGAAATTTGATGATAAGCATGGGAACATCCCATTGCACTTGCATTATGAAATACAATATCGCCGGAATTTTCTGGAGCATCAATGTAGAGAACTCCACTAAAAATAGATCCTGTATGATTATGCATTACACAATGATGTCCATAGGAATGTCTCAATGCCCATGATCTTCCATAATCAAAAACAAGATCATCATCAATCAGATACACATCTTTAGATAATTTATCAACGTTACCACAAATATGTTGTTTTATATTTGAAAATATTTTATGGTCTAAGATTGATTTGTTTTTTGACCAATCGCCATTACCAATATGAACTGGTTCATACTCAAGATTCTTCACATATTCAACTACTTCATTAGTAATGAGATGCTGAATATGATCAATCACCAACGGAATTGCAAAAATAGGTATAATTTCTGTCATGAGAACGATATATTGAAGGCTACTGAAATTCTCTCTTGATCTGATTTATTTGAGGTGACCGAATGATTTAAGTGGGATGGAAACAATATCATTAACCCTTCTTGAGGTTCAACATAGAACCAATCATAAGCATTAGTTGATTTTTTAAACTCTTCACTATAGTTTGATAGTGTTTTGTACTGTTGAAAACTGCAAGGAGATTCAAAAACTATATTGCCACTATTTTTTGGTACTTTTAACCATAAAACCCCAGATAAGTCACAACCTGGATGATTATGAGAATGATTATAATTTCCCGTATCATTACAATTTAACCACATACTATTCATTTTAGCAGTGGAAAAATTATTGAAAATTTGTTTATTCGCAAAGAAACTTTCTAATTGAGTATCTATCAAACTTTTGATTAGATTGTCTTCTTTTTGATTGTAATCATCTGTTGATTGCCACCCGCCAGCATTTGATTTTTTTACTCCAGATGATTTTGATTTTTCTTGATGCACATATGATATTAAGTCATTTTTATGGTAAGAAAAATTTTCTAAAAAGAAAGTATGAATAATGCAAGGAAAAATTGTAATCATTATTTTTGAAGTGTAAAGACACAGACAAATCTATGTTTTCCTACAGACGGAAAAACATTCGTATGAAAATACTTACCATCAAACAGTATAACCTTTCCTGCCTTTGGAGTTATTTGTTTTAGTATATCTAAACTTTGACCTTGATCAATTGATATGAAGGTAGGACCTGTATCATAATACTTGTCAAATATAATCGTTTCTCCATCACAATCATTCAAGTACATCAAAACAACATAATGATCATCTGTATAATCTATATGTGGTTCCGAAAATTGAGTATCATGATGAATGGTCGAATTTATACATGCTCGTGTTACATTGGAAAAGGAAATATTATGTTTATAGCAAAAGTTTACCACAATACTATAGAAAAAGTCAAAATATACGGATTTTCTTACTTCACCAAGTTCTACTCTTGGCATCAAAGTATGACTAAAATATGGAAATTTTTCTGTAGTATATGAGTGCCGATAATAAAACGGCAAATCTGCATTTTTTAAGACATGATAATCAATTTGCTCCAAAATTTTAGATGGTATTCCACATTCGTCTTCAATAAAAATCATGGGTTATATTGAAATGCTATTGAAAGTCTACCAAAATCATTCATCAAAGGAGTTGGAGGAATGATTTTGTGTTGAATTCTTCCATTAAAAACAACTGCTCTACCTGGTTTTGGTCTTACAATTCCTCCTCTACGAAACTTAGTGCCTGACCCCCAATACCATTTCCAAACGGGATTTACATAAAAAATTACAGTGCTTCCCCATTCGTCGGTATGATATTCAAAATGTTCAAATGGTTTGATGCAGTTTATAGAAACCTTATAAAGATTGTTTGTTTCTGGAATGTTTTTTTCTTTAATTTTATTGTGCAAATAACTTACCAAGGGGTCATCATGCATAATTTCCCCAATCATAGGTTGTCTTATTGTTCTACCAAAGGACATTCTTTTTACTTGCTGTCCTCTATAATCATCAATTTTATTCCAAATAAAATCATCAGTATTCAAAAAACTATAGATGTCTCTGACTTCATCTTGCTTCAAAAAATTATCGTAAATTGTAATCATGATACAAAACTTAACCAACTGGAAATTATATATTTGGTCTCACTCGACGAAGTAAGACCTTTGTGAGCATGTGTCCACTCAGAAGGCCAAATAACAAGTTTTCCTTGTTTTGGTTTTATGAGTTTTTTTTGATGATAGAATAGGGTTTCTCCGCCATCGTGAACATCATTCAAATACAGCATCCACACCAGTATTCTAGCACAGGTTTTAATCGTGCTTCTTTCGCAATGCAACTCATGATATGCTTGTCCTGGATAATACCGTTTGAGTGATATATTTTCTATTTGACCAAAACTGCTTAGGTTTTTTAGAAATGGATATGTTTTTTCATATTCATGCAATTCAAGTTGCAAGGTTTCTAATAAACAATCTAGTTCAGGATGATTTGGAGAAAATAATACTTCAGTACAATCCTTCTTATTTTTATTCAAACCTCCAATAGTTTCTCCATCTCGTTGAAAATTTTTAAGTTCTTCAAATAATGATATCAGTTTTTCACAATTTTCTCGTGAGAGTGCATTATCTTTTTCAAAAATAAACATTATGTGCTTAAATAAAGTCTTCCTAACGTTCCAGCATTTCCAGCAGTTCCTCTCACAGGATCGGATGGATTTCCAACAGTTCCTCTAGATCCGCCAAGATTTGATGGAGATGTTACTGTGGGATGCACATAAGAACTTCCGCCACCGCCACCTGTTGCAGCAAGACAACAAATATCTGGACCACCTTGACCTCCCCAATATCCAGAACCCCCGCCAGATCCTCCACCATAACCAGCACCAGGTCCTCCTTGTAAAGGCCAAACAGTATAACCAGGACCACCACCGTTAGTTGATTGATAACCACTACCAGGTTGCCCCGATGTTCCACCTCCAGCTCCTGCTACCTGCCCTCTGCCACCATCATCAGAATCTGTTGCGCCTCCGCCACCGGCAACTACCCTCGCATTGGCCTGCGAAACTGATGAAGCAAAAACTCCATACGCGCCGCCACCAAGAGAAGGTCCAACAACCCCAAAATTTGAATTCATAATTAAAGTATCTCCCGTGGTTCCTGGCAAATACCCACCAGCAAACCCTCCAGCTCCAGATGGATATCCTTGATTTGGTTGTCCACCACCACCCCAAGCCCTAATTCTAAGATTATATGGTCCCTGAGCAACAAAAGTATGTTGAACTGTTGGTTGAAAACTCAGAGCCCCGTTAGTTACAAAACTCCATGTGCCTGGACCAGAAATTGTTGCTGGAACTGTAAAAGTATCTGAAATTGCGGAAGAAAAAACTTGTCTCCAGGTCCCAGCGTCTTTAATATGAACTGTAGAGGAACTTCTCCAAACTCCACCATCTTTTACATGAATACCAGTTGCGGATCTCCAGGTTCCTCCGTCTTTAATTTGCGTTGCCATATCTTATCAAACCAAATAAGGACCAGATGGTTGTGGTGGATAAAAATCCCTTGCAGAAATCATTGATCGAGTATAAGGTGATACATCACCAATAATTTCTGGCAAATCTCTAAGTTGTTGTCTATACTGCTTAATTTCAGTAGTGAGTAATTTTCCAGTTTCAGTTGCCTGAATAACAAGATAATCTGTATTTTTTAGAAGAAGATCTCTTGTTCCTCTCAAAATGTTCCATTTTTCAGTATTCAATTCTTCATCAGTAAATCTTGTTATTTCATATACTTTAGTGATGGTTAACTTCTTATGATCAAGAATCCATTGATCATCTGGTTTTGTTGCCTTGATTTTAATAGTATCTTCATCACCAACATCTGGTTCAACTACTTTATAAGTTTTCCAAGTAATTGAAATTGTTTTATCATCATCACTAATTGCCCACTCTTTAATAGGATTTTTGATATAAAATTCTTTATCATTTGCTGTTGGCACATCATTAGCATTGGTGATTCTTCTCCAACTCTCATTATAATACAAATAGTCATCATCAACAAATGCACCGTTGTCATAAATCCAACGAGGATGCATTCTTTCTGTATTATAATTAGTTACATATTTTTGTCTTTCTTGACTCTGATTCCATTCATCAGTTAGTTCTGGAAGAACATCAGGAAACCAATACTTTTTGTCTGTTTCTTCTACCCAACTCATTGTTTTTATCCTTAGTAGATGTAGTATATATCTCCGTCAGATCCACCAGTAGGAGATCCTCCAGATTGTACAGTTCTATTTCCTATCGCATTTTTCCCAATAGCAGCACCAATTGATCCAACAGTCATAATACCAGCGATTGACAAATGAGTACCACTAATTGTGACTCCAGTTCCGACCTGAATCTGAGAAGAACCGCCTCTCATTGTAATTGCACTTCCAACCTGAACAACATCACTATTACCATTCAAAGTTATTGAACTTCTGCCAATGGTCAGAATTCCAATAACTCTAGCATTTCCATCAACCAATAACGCAGTTGTACCAATACCAATGGTTACCGTACCCATACCTGCTGAGGTATTGAAAGTAGATACCCCAGACACCGTAATCGTATTTGAAGTTACGCTTGCTAGTGTTGAAAATCCAGTAACTCTGAAGTGTGTTGAATTGGACTGAGTAAAAGTTGTAATACCAGATACATTTAGATTTCCACTCAATGTAGACATACCAGAAACTACAAGAGTGCTGGTACTTACATTATCAGTAGCAGCAATTCCAGTAAGTGCAGATCCATCTCCACTGAAAGAATTTGCTGTGATGATACCAGTAACATTTAGATTTGTTCCAGTTACTCCTACACCAAGAAATCCGCTAACAGATGTGGAAACTCCGGCAGTTGATGCATATGTTGCAATGCCTGCACTAACCGCGACAGAAGCAATGCCCGCACGAACTGCTTCAGTTGCAATACCTGCTCTAGTCGCTTCGGTGGACATTCCAGCACGAACTGCTTCAGTTGCAATACCTGCTCTAGTCGCTTCGGTGGACATTCCAGCACGAACTGCTTCAGTTGCAATACCAGCTTTAATGGTAGATTGAACAGTGGCATTTAATAATCCACCAACTGAGAGATCACCAGAGACTTGGAAATTTCCTCTTACGACTTGATCACCATCGCCATTCAGAACATCAGCAACTACAAAATTTTCATGTATGACAAACTCAATAACATCATTTTGATTTGCTGGAGTAATTAGAGTTATTGTTGCCCCATCTAATGCAACAAAATCTCTTTGTCCAACTAACTTCACACCATTACGATATACATCAATGGCATTGATATTATAACCACCACTAGGCAAAAAATCTACCTGTCCAGCAGTGGCTAACACTGATAATCTTATATTATTTTGGGTTCCAGTAAAACTAGATTGTTGTCCTAGGTATCCCATGTTATCGTTTTTTAGTTATTTATCATCTCCAACATCAAAAGAAATCACATCAGATCCTTCAAGACCACAAAAAGGAACTGTATCAGCAGCAAAAATCATATCTTCACCATAAGAACTCAAATAATTTGGAAATTCAAAAATACCAGTTGCATTATCAGTTTCGGGAAACTCAATGACTTTATCTTCAAGATCTAGATTATCAATATAATCCATAATATCTGAGATCATTCTCCATTTTGCTTCAGTTTCATACTGTTCATGGTCTCCGAGATTGAATTGCCCCAGATTTGCATGAAAATTGTAATGAGTTTGAAGATAGGACTTAAGTTTTTCGTATTTAGACATAATTACCTCGCAGCATCTTTTGCACAGTGAGCACGTTGTCCATCAGCAAGAACATAATGGAAGAAAATTTGATGATAGTACGTATCATCATTTCTCCTCTTCCATCTACCTATTATATTGCCTTTATGTCTAGATGGCAAGGGATCTCTCCAGTGTGGTCGTTCACACCCTTTGTACAACAAACCATCTCCTGGTTCCAAACAAAGGGATCTCTCTTCTCCACCAACAGTTTTGATTTTGAATGGCCAGCATTCTTCTAAATTAGTGCTAACATGAACACTTACAGAAATTTCGCAAGCATCACGATCGGCATGTCTTTTTAGTTCTTGCCCAGCAAAATAAAATCTATCATAGTAATACGTATTATACAACTTACGTCCAATTATTTCCTCTAATTTCAAACGAATACCAGAATGAACTTCTCTGTATTGGGGATGAGTATAAGTTGCAATAGAACCTTCTACCTGTTCTTCTAATGGAATATGCTGATATTGATCTAAATTTTTTCCCCAGAAGTTTATTTGCCCTCTGATCTCAGGAACTGACCTATGCAAATCAATAGAATTCCAAAGATTTTTAATAACTAAGTATCCATCATTTTCAAATTGATCATTTCGAGTCCACGCAGTTCCTGTGTTTTGTCGTTCTTGCCATAGCAATTGCTCTTCTGTCATTTTTTCTGCCATAATTTACCTCACTTCCAGCGGGGTCCAACCGTCCATCCAACAAGGGATTTGCGGGTTCCTTTTGTAACTTTTAGAACTCTATGTTGTGTGCGAGAATCAAATAGAATTACAGTGCCACGCTTACGGGGAGCAATATAACTATTCCCTGCTTCATCAAGCAGTTGTAAGTTTCCACCTTCATAATCATCAGGGTCACTCAACTGAACTACAAATGAAAGTTTACGAACCATTTCAATTTTTTCATTAAAATAATCCTGTGCCAAACCTTCAGCACGATTTCCAACTGCTACTGGTTTGTATTGAGTCGAAAGTCCTGCGTCATTATGCCAACCATAGAACTGTCCCTCAGTATATTTTGTAAACTGCATTGATTCTCCATCAATACAGTGAAGGTCATAAAGGAAGTTCTCACGATTTGCTCTTTGAATATAATGCCACACAAATCCACCAACCCAATGAGTGGTAGGAATCCAGGCGTTTTGTGAGTTTCTTTTTTCTTTATTGAGAGCATCTCCATGAAGTTTGGAGTCTGCCATTTGCTCATCAAACTTTTCTGTAAGATCTCGTTCGATGATGTGTACAACATCATCTGGTAGATCACTAAAATACCAAACTGATTGAAATGCCATATGTAAAAAGTTAAATTAAGTTTGCTTCCACAGTGAAGAAAATGGGCACTTACCGTTTTCAGATCTTTTGGTTCTTTCTTTGATCAGATTCCATGAATGAAAAGGGTGCCATTTTTTTAGTTCATTATTTTGAATGACTTTTTTTGATATTTCCTCTGACACCTCTTTTTTGACCAACTTTATCATTATATCATGTTGATTCTTTTTTGTAAATCTAACATTGCATAATGGCGATCCTCTGTCAAGAAATATTTCTTCATCTTTCTTTTTTAGAAGAACTCCAATATTTATTGGTCTCTCCCAACAAGATACTGGAAAAGTTCCAGATATTAAATCCAACCCTTTAGAAGTTAATGATGAATGGGGAATTTGCTCAATCCAAAGATCTTCTTCTTCAGTCCAAAACAAAAAGGATAAAAGCATTTGAAATTCTGGAAATTCCCCATTATTCCAATCTGAATGAATTTGAAAATAACGATCAAAATTACTCTGCGAATTAAAATCTGCATTCAAAAAATTAGAATTTGAATTGTACTTTATTTTCAGAGGAAATTGTTGATATAATGTAAAGGTATTTTTGTAATATTCTTTCCAACCAGGACATTTAGAATGTTGATATCTAGAATCATAATCTGAAGTATACTTTTGAGGTGAAATAAAATAATCTTCAGGAAGACAATTTCTATTTTCTGGATCAAAGGATCCAATAGAATAATCATAAAATACTTTTACAGTTTTCATAATTTTTGAAAAAAATCAAATACTTTTTTTGGTGGTTCTACTTCAAACTTTTTGATTTTATTGGAAAGAGATTGATATGCACCATCATTCAAAATAAGATCTTCATTGATGACAAAATCGATAGATTCTACTCTTTCGTGCAGTAATCTCAATTTTTTATAAAGATTACTGGGAGTTTCTAATAAATCTAAAGAAAGAAACTGATATGTGAGAAATTTTTTTTCATCCGTTAGTAAGTCATCTGAAAAAATTTCTTCCAAATATTTCATACCTTGATTCCATTCTTCTCCTTTATCACTTGGAGCATAATGTTTATGAACATCTTGTTCTATTAGGTTACTTACTTTTTTATGAATATTTCCCTCATCATAAAATTTTACTTTAGACCCACAAAAACCAGCATACACAACTGTGCTGCAAAATATTGGAAAATATAAAGTTTTTGCTTTTTTTATGAGTCTTATTAGTTGATCCCCCCAGGAATCGTCATGTTGTCTGTGAGATATTTTATAAAGATTTTTTGGTATTGCTGATTTCCAAAAGTCTATATCTGATGGGAAAGAGATGTAATATGTTTTATCATCAAGAGAAAGATTGCCTAAGGATGTTATTATATCATGCTTTTTCTCTTCTGCCAACTCGGTGCTCCAATCTGATCGTGGCAAAAACACAATATCAACTTTTTCTTCCTCTTTGTAAGAAACTTTATTAAGTTCAAGACCATAGCAAAATGGACTTACACCAAATATCGCATCGTCTGGTATTTTTTTTATTACTTGGTTTCCCCAAAAATATTTGGGAGGATTATACATGATATAATCATAATCCCAATTTTGAAAAAAATTTTCTTTTGCTATCCCAGGAGTAATTTCATATTTTAAGGAATGTGTTACACCAGTCCAATTATCCAAATATAATTTCTGACCGTACGCTGGATGATTGGTAATAAAATTTTGCTTTTTCATAACAAAAATAGTAGTTTAACCGTTGTCTGCCTCTGCTTCTTCTTGGGTTCTAGTTGGTGCTATGTAATATTCAGATTCAGGATCAGTGTCACCTGTTGGAACCATAGATTCTCTATATACAACCCACGAAGTAGTTTCTTCATCCCATTCATATAATTTATACGTGGTTTGTATTCCTATTGGTCCACCAAGAACCACAAAAACTTCTTGTGGTTTTTGAACGGGAGGTTCCCATTCGATTTTATCTCTATTCAGAACCCAACTTGGATATGGAGAATCAGGAATAAACTGATTCAGTTCACTATCATAAGTTATACCAATTCCACATGGTCCAGGCATATCATCATCTCTGTAATTAGTATATTCAATCCAACTTGAAGGATCTCCAGACTTTCCAGAAAGTATCCAAGACTCAGTAGCAACTGTGATCTCAACAACCTTTTTGGTTTTTGGATCAATTTTTGCCCAATTTTTAGGTTTTTCCTGTGTCATTTTATCAAAGTTTTGTAATATTCGTTTTCACGACAAACCATGCAGCACCATTACTACCTGAGGTATATGATGATCCATTCCCCGGAGTTCCTCCACCACCTGCGGCATAACTACTGGCGGCCGCGCTGGCAGCACCACCACCAGATCCTCCCGGGGTTCCAGATGGAGAGGCGGCACCAGGAACAAAAGTGCCATAACAATAACCATCAGGTCTTTGAGTTCCTTGACAGTAAGAAGGACCAGGGGTCCCGCCACCGCCGGCACCACCACCTCCGATTGCTTCAGGAGTCGGTAGCGTAATAGTAAATCCCGAACCTCCTGCGCCACCACTACCATTGGCATTCATTCCACCGCCGCCTCCTCCAGTACAACCAACCGGGGTTGCGTTAGATGTTCCTCCACCAGATCCTCCTTGCGATCCTGGTCCAGGAGATGCATTAAATCCAGCTCCTCCACCACATCCACCAGGTTGACCATTGCCTCCATTAGTACCACCTCTACCACCACCAGTAGCAGTTCTTCCAAAAAAGGATGTATTGCCACCATTTGCACCAGAACCGCCGCCGCCACCAATGGTTAGTGTTTGAGAATATGAACTAACAAAACCCACAAAACCACCGCTAGCATTTTTAGAAATTGGTGAGATTGTATTATTTGATTTTATAAAGGAAAATTGTGGAGCAGTTAGATCACTATTTCGCGTGGGAGCTGGTGTTATTGGACCATTTCCAACAAATCCTCCAGCTCCTCCTCCACCATGAGCACCGGACCCACCTCCTGCGCTAATAAAATATTCAATAGAATTGGATCTAGAACTAACTCTAGTAGAATTACCAATTACATCGTCTGCATGTCTTGAGACATATCCAGTTCCATTGGAAACTTTCCAATTTACAGTAGTATTAGACGTTGCCTTAAAATATGAATTGCCACCAGAAGACCCCAAAGAAGATGAAGGGGAGTCAATTCTAAAATCAAACACTCCACCAGTTTCAAATCTTCCACTCAATCTATTCTGAGATCTGAGTCTTCTATATTTTTTATTTGACATTTTAGATACCAGTCTAAACTAAAATTAGTCAGTCTTCAATAGATTCGTAAGAAGCAACTACATCAATAACGTTAGAAGCAGTAACAGATTGCACAACTAACGATTGATCTTCTGTAATATAAACGCCAGATGCTCTATCGAGAACAACAAGAGAAGTTCCAGTATCGATACCTACATTTTTCTGAATATAACGTGTTGTCCCACCCCCCGCAGCTTTATCATTCATACCAACATGAACATAGTTAGTTCCTGAATTAGCGGTGTTTGCTACGATTAAACTAGTAACTTTATAAGATGCACCGCTTGAACCGGGATTGCTTATAATACTTGTTTGGTTAGTATTTGATAATGTAGTAAAAGTAGTTACTCCTACCAGAGTTGTAATTCCAACAATATTTGGTGCAGCCATGATTTTTAAAGAGAATTAGTTGTAGAGTCTTTGGTTATTTATATCTATGCTCGGTAATAATTTCCAAAGAGCATACCCCAAGCAATATTTGCTGATATTGATGTTGCAGATCCTCCAATTCCTGTCAGATTAGAACCATCACCACTAAATTGAGTTGCTGTGATAATGCCACTGACATTGATATTGCCATTTACAGTTAGCTGTTGCCCACTTGGTATGATAGCTCCTTTTTCAAAGATTACCGCACCATCATTATTAGAATTTACTAACGTATCTACTTTGATTACAGACATTTTAAACCCTCACCAAAACGCGAGCTAGACTTGCAGACTGTAGCACAACAGGTATATTAGTTATACCTGCTCCAGATCCAACAAATGATGTTGCAGTTATAATTCCTGAAATTGAAAGATCTCCATCTGCAGAAAGAGTTTGTCCAGATGGAATAGTTGCTCCCAAAGAAACAATTACTGGACCACCAGTTTTTGATTGTATAGAGTCAACTTGAATTTGTGACATTTTTTAAACACTCCCTGTTACAAATGGTAGTCCAATTGCAATAGATCTTGGTATGCCCAAAATTCCAGTAAGTGCAGATCCATCTCCATGAAATTCTGTAGCAGTACAAAAACCTACATTTGCATTTAGAGATCCGTCGATTCTTTGTCCCAATGGAATTGTTAATCCACTAGAAAGTTCAATAGGACCATCATTGGCAAAATTAACAATACCGTTTACTTTTAGTTGTGACATAATTTTCAGATAACAGTAAAGGTAACTCCAGCACTAACATTAATTGTTCCAATTCCTGATACAGCAACTGGACCAACCATCATATAATTGTAATTACTGTTAGCAAGAGACACAGGAGAAGTGACTAACTTTATGTTGGAAAATGCAACAGCGGATACAATACCAACATTAAGTTCATCATTAAGAGACACTTCTTGAAGTTGTCCAGCACTATCATTGTAAATAATAGGATTTCTTTGTGCCATAACTCTGACTATTTGACTTTATTTATTATTAGAGGATAACTGTTCCAATCCCACCACCGCGAAGTGTGATAGGTAAAGTAATAGTCACAACAGCAGTTTTAGCACCACCAACATCACCAGTTCCAAGAGCAGTAACAGCAGCTCCAATAAAATTGAAATGTGTAAATCCAGTTCCAGTTAGAGTGCTAAAGCTATTTGATGAAACACCAATAGCTCCTCCACCAGAAATGGAAATATCAACAGTACTTCCATTGACAGCAAAAGTATTGCCAGCACCAATAAAATTGAGTGTAGTGACACTATCTGCTTTGATTGTGGTTCCAGCAGATGCAACTCCAACTGGTCCTAATGTCAAATTGAATGCCTTATAGGCAACCATTTCAAGTATATCGCCAGCAACGGCATTTGAAATGACGTTTACCGTTCTACCATCTGCCGCAGAATAATCTTGAGCATCAACTAATTTGATACCATTCAAAAATACATCCAAATAACCTGGCGTATATCCAGAATTAAATGTTATGATTCCAACTGGACCTGTGGCAGTATGAATTTGCCTGGCAACAACTACCGGAGTTGAATCTGGTTGATTGCCGACGTATCCAAATTTTGCCATATCAAGTTACTCCTCTGAGGAAACTGAAACTTACATCAACTGCTTCATTTCCATTTACCGCAACTGATAATGTACTTCCAACACCAACCACGACTTTTCCAGCATCAGAAATAACAAGTGAAGATCCTTCTGGAATTGGAACGTTATGAACAATATTCACGTGCTCATTGTTTGCTTGAGAGAGAATCAATGATGCTCTCAGTTGACTATCGGTATTGTTTGCAAAAGTTCCAGCAACAACGATTGTTTTTTCTGTTGGAGTATCAATGGCAGTGACACTATTAAATCCAACAGTTTGAGTCGTAGCAGCAGAAACGTTACTTGATGTAGAATCAACTGTCACAATTCCACCTGTTCCAAAGTTAGAAGCAGTGTTGATAGTTGTGACTCGTGTACCACCAATAAAAAATGGATTATCTACAAGAGCACCAACAGCCACATTATATGTGGAAATATTGGTGATTCTATCGGTTGCAACTCCAATAGATGCTGTGTAGACCGTTGTGGTCACACCTACTCTTCTTACAGATTTGTTTGCAAATGACTCTGCCATTTTTTTAGATCCTTTTTATTAGTTATAATATTATGCACCTAGAGCAATAGCAAGACCAATAGAAATACCACTGGATTGGAAAGTAACCGTAGTAATTCCAGAACCACCATCAGATTGGTCAACACGAACTGATGCATTCACAGGAACAAAGTTGATTGTCGATGTTGCGGTACTAACGGTTGTACCTTCAGATTGAATACCAATTGCAATACCAGTTCCACTAAAGCTACCAGAAAAATTGGTAGCAGTCATGTAACCAGTTACATTGAGACCTGCTGGACTTGCAATAATATTATCAAAACTTGCTAATGATTTACCAGCACCAACGACAACAACAGCACCACTATTTCCTAAAGTGGAAATTGTAGTAATGCCAGTCACAGCAAGACCTGCTGGGCTTGCTATTACATTATTAATACTCGCTAATGATTTGCCAGTACCAACAGTAATAACACCACCAGTGTTACCTAGGGTGGAAACAGTGGTTACACCCGTAACTTTTACATTATCCGCAAAATCAACAAGATTGGAAAAGGTAGAAAATCCAGATACTCTTAGATTTCCTACAACAGAAGTTAGTCCTACAAAAGTAGAGAATCCTGTTACATTAACATTTCCATCAAGATTGACATTATTTTGAAACGTCGTAACACCAACAACTCTCAGGTTTGATATTGAGGACATCCCCAATACATTGACCTGATTTACAGCGGTAGAAAATCCGCTTACAACTAAATTGTTATTGATCTGGGTGAATGGCAGCGTGGCAAATCCAGTAACTCTTAGAAAAGAAGTTACTACATCTGTTGCCGCTATGGCACCTTGAACGTCAAGTTCGACCGTTGGGAGCGTGCTTCCAATACCAACCTTATTTGTTGTAGAATCGGCAAAGATTTGGTTAGTATTAACCTCTAGACCGTTCTTGACGACAAAGTTTTTGTTAATTGCCATTGGAGTTCACTATCCCCCCAGTCTATACTCTATTTAGTAAATTCTAAAGGCAGCTTCTCTAACATGAACATTTCCAATATCGTCTCCAGTAAACCAAACTCTACATTGTCCCAATTCTTTTTGAACAAAAGAAACTTTCATGTTTGGTAGTATGATACTAGAGACACCAGCAATAGTTGTGCTGATAAACGTAAAAGCAACAATATAATCAGTATTTAAGAAAGGTTCTTGAAACTTAATCAAATAATGATTTTCTGGTAATTGATTATAATCTGTGCTGCGGGTGCCCTCATTTTGAGGTATAATGGTTGCAATAAAGTTGCCCGTATTTGTGTAGTTGAATACAGGAGTAAATCCTGCTATTACACCTGTCGTATGATACCAAGAAGCAATATAATTTACAAATCCAGTTTTTCTTATTCGAACACTACCCCGTTTTCCTTGAGGATTTCCACCTAAGGTTGTTGATAGTACTGTAACTGCACTTCCAGCCCACCCAGATCCACCACCTCCGCCGCCATTGCTACTTGATCCAGAGTATCCGCCTGTTACTCCAGATCCACCTGCACCTCCATTATTAAATGCAAAAGCACCATTATTTTGAAGATCATCTGCTGTCAGTTCTACATTGCATGATAAATTAGAGCTACCAGCTGCAGATAAACCACATCTAGTCATTGTTCTAGTCACATTTGCCTGAGTATAATTAGAAACACTAATAAATTCTCCTGGAGTAACAACTCTACCTCCGCTGCCACCATTTGATCCAGTACCATTTTCTCCAGCAACATTAAATCCACCGCCGTCGCCTCCTTTTATTCCAGAAGAGGAAGATCCTCCTCCTCCACCAACAACCGCCAATAAAGTTCCACCTCTTTTTATATACGTTGGTCCTCCACCATTAAATCCACTGCCAGAAGATACTCTTCCGCCGTTTGGACCATTAAAAGAAACATCTGGTTGAGAACCATAATTATCATCACCAACTCTAAATGTATATAATTGAGATTGTTCAAAAGTTCTTCGAAGAGTACCAACTCCACCTTGTCCAGGATTAGATCCAGCGCCAGAAGAACCCCGCAAAGTAATATCTAAAGATATATCCTTTTCTTTTGCAAATACTCTCCACCACCCAGATGATGGAGTGTTAAATCCATTGTTTGCATCTGGACCAAATTCATATTGTTGAGTTGCTATGTTCCAGTCAATAATAACAGGACTGGTAAAACTTCCATCAGAATAAGCGTTAGTTCCGTTCGAATGATATACTAATCTAAGAATATCTTGAGGTGCTCTAAGAGTAAGAGTAAATGTTTCTGATGTTACTGGATCTGCAGTTGGATGACTTACTACAACATAATACGTACCAGCAGTTGCTGTTAGAATATTAGATATCCCATCAGTCAGAGTGGTTAAGAGTAAATTGCCATCTCTATACCAAGAATACTGAAGTAATGTAGGATCTCCAGAAGAAATAGTTGCCTTTGCAGTGATGGCTATAATTGTACCAGTTGCAAACTCTTTTGTTATTGCCATTTTACTAATTTGGTTTTGTTACAATAAACCATGACTGTGCAACTCCAATATCTCCCTTAGAAATATAAAATCCAGTATACACAGTTTCATCAAAAGTTGAAGCTGAAGTCATTCGAACTTGAATGGTACTGCCATATTGTGCCGACAAACTTTTACCAGTTCTTCCATCAACAACTAAAGATGCTGTAGGTCCATCAACAGACACAGTAAATCCTGTACATGATCTATCAACATCGGTCAAACTAAATGATTGACTATAGACAGTATTGAGATTTGCATTACGAATACCAACTAAATTATAGTTTGCATTTAGAGGATTACAATTTGGAATAACAGGTGCAGGTGCAGGTGCTGGAGCAGGTGCTGGTGCTGGAGCAGGTGCTGGTGCAGGTGCTGGTGCTGGAGCAGGTGCTGGTGCTGGTGCGGGTGCGGGTGGCGCAGGAGTAGGAGGAACATCCCCATCTGGTTGTTGAGTAATTGTTATCTGACCCTTTACCTTTAGAATAACAGTATTAGAAGCCAAAGGAGAGTTTGATGCCCCTGGTTGAAAAGTTTGTATGCCGACTCTTGTTGGGTCTGGATAAAATATTGAATACTGAATTAAATTTTTACCATTATAAACAGTATCTGTCATATTTGTCAGCGTTAGTTGTGTACCGATACCAACAACAGATCCATTTATCCTCCATTCATAACCTAAAGTTCCGATTCCTGCAACAAGATAGTTGACAGTAGACACTCCTGTAAATGTAGCAGATCCACCATAAGAAATTGTTCCAGGATCATTGATCTGAGTTACATACGTCAGAAATGGTGGGTTTATTCTGACGGGTGTAGATACTTTTCTATGAAATGCTAATGGACTCATCCGAAATTCTGTCCTCCAGGTACGCCATAGAATGAAGATCCACCATCAAATGTTATAAACGAATATATATCAGTTTTATTTGCGGTGGTAGTAACAATTGGAATCACAGAACCAGACCAGTAAACTGGTATGTTTCCTCCTCCAGAATTTTTGAATGTATCAATACCAACTGAATATCCGCCAGTAGAATCTTGTGTTATTTTCACAGTGAATGAAGAAGAATCGCTAGGTGGATTTAGAATCTCAAAATTATTTACAATTGAGGTAATATTGACATTGAATGACTGTGCCTGAGAAAGATCAATAGTAACCACATTTCCTACTGGAGCAACAGTCGCTACTGCCTCAGAATATGTCTTGAATCTGGCACTTCCATCAACATCAAATCTAGCTCTTGGAATTATGGTTCCAACACCAACGGAGGATCCAGATGCATGGAATACTGTTCCGCCAACACCAGCTCTTAGAGTTGTAGTCGCGGTTACAATACCAGCATTGATTGTACCAACACCAGAAAGTGCGTATTGATTTGAGATAAACTGACCGTTTACGTCTAAGATACCTCTTGCAACAGAAGTTCCAACTCCGATTCTACCAAGAGTATTAATACCAACAAATTCAGTTCCAAATCCAGATTTGATTGCAAATGCTTTAGCAGTTTGAGTTGTTGAATATTGGACTGTTAGTAATGCATCAGGCATTGTGCTACCAACACCAACAAAATTATTCAATCCAGTATGAATACCAATATTTGCACCAACACCAACTTCATTTCCTACCCACTTAGAATCATTTGGCAAATTCGTAATATTTGAACCATTACCATAGAGGAATGCTGCGGTTACAAAACCAGAAGCATAGATGTTGTTGACTACGTGCAAATCATATTGTGGTCTGGTGGTTCCAATGCCAAGAGATCCGCCACATGAAACAATAACTCCTGAGCGACCTGCAGCATTGAATCCTGACTGAGATTCTGTTCTACCAGATCCAATAACAAGTTGACATCCACCTGTAGTTTCTGTGGCAATGCCAATACGATCAAATATTCCAATACTCTCAGTGCTTGAGGCACTAACATTACCCCATCTATACCAATCATTATCTGTAGTATAGACCCATCCAATGAATCCACCTTTTGCTGGGTTTGCATTGAATACAACATCACCAGAATTACCAGCAAGAACTGGTTGAGAGATTCCTACAGTATAATTTCTAGAAACAGTAGTATTTCCCTGTAGATATAACGAAGTTGCTTCAAGACCACCAGGAGCAGTAGAAGTTACTTTGTTATTGAAGATAACAGGCCCATCAAATTCAGAAATAATATTTCCATCTGGTCCACCCTCTACTCTAATTGATCTTGAAATTGTAACTTCAAGAGGAGTTAGAACGTCAAAACCAACACTAACACCCGTTTCGCCAACATCTTCACCAGTTACAGAAGGAATAGGAGCATCAAATACTTCTTCTTGACCAGTCGCTGAACTTACCTTCTTATTACCAATATAGAAATCACCATCATTATTCATACCAGTGTAAACGTTTACACCACCATCAACTTTGGTTGATTGTGAAAGTAATTCTTCTTGAGGTGATAATCTTCTATCAATTCTCTCTGGTAGAGCAGTTGAGTAGTTACCAGGACCAAATCCAACATATTCAAATGTATGTCCAGAAGCACGAATGATAGAGTTTCTACGAAGTTCTATCGGCAAACATCTAACTTTTTTAACAACGCTGTCTAGTGGATGTGAAGATGCTTTAGTTCCAAGAATTCCTCTAAAAACCGATATAGGATTAGAAATATATCCACTAGACGCATCTACACTACTTGTAGATGTTGTGGATTTAATTCTCATCAACTCTTCATCAATTTGAATAAAGTCGCCAATATTCAGATCAAGATTTTCAACATTTTGAATATAAATGTCTGTTATCGTGGAGTTGGTAATTTGTGCAGATAATGTTGATGTAATACCAGCATAGGCATATGTCATTCTGCCAGAAATATTCTCATCGTCACTTGTAATAACTCCACCCTGAGAACTTGTTCCATAATTATAAATTTCAGCAGTACCAGTTGCAGGAACCGTTGTTCCAATTCCGATAAAGGAAGTAAATGAAGTTACACCTAAAACGTTTGCAACAACAAAATCACCATTATAAAGTGAACTACTTGCATTTGCAATTCGTATCTTATTGTCAGCATATAATCCATGCTTTTGAACTGTTGCAAAAGTTGCAATTCCAGATCCAGCATCGTAACTAAACCCACTAATATTAATAACAGGTCCTGTAAGCTGAATTGTTGTATCAAGTGTTGCTTCAGATCCAATACCAATTGTATTGGCAGATCCAACTATAGTAGAAGAAGTTACTTGGATTTCTTTATCTTTACCAACAGCAATTCCACTAATCTTATAAAGAGTATTATGAGATTGATATATTGCTGAGGTTACGCCTTGAACATCAAGACATTCCCCAACTGAATTATAAATTTTCTCTACACGAATAACTGCATCAGATGATCCAGCAAGTTTTGGTAGGTTGGTAACAGTCATTGTGTTACCAATTGCATAAGCAGAACCACCATCAATAATCTTAATGTCTGTAATTCCACCAGCAGGATGAATAGTTACTCTTGCAGTAGCATGTTTTCCTACAGTAGAACCAGCAAAACCTACAAGTTGTGCATTATAATAAGATTCTGTAATACCAGAACCAACTCCGTAGTTTGTACCACTGTTTGCAATACTTACGGAAACAATTCTATTCAGACCATGATCAATCTTCGTGAAAATGGTATGTGCAGTTCCAGCAGAATTTGATTGAATATCAGTGATTCCTAATCCAATATTACCAGCAAATTCAATAACTTTTCCAATTTCAGTTTCTTTGGTCAGACTGTTTTGTGGATCATTAATTGAAACCTCTCCAATTGGAGTTGGAAGAGCGAAAGATCTTGCTGATTCAGGATCTGATACTGGATTATCTCTATTTGTCTGAGGATAGAAATATTGAATGTTTTGACTGAACTTCTCATTAGTAAATGGACTTACAGTTGGAGAAATGGAATTTTTAGATAAAAGTATGTGATAGACACCATCCTGTTGACCAGCAATGTATGTGTTGACTTCTGTTGATCTGTAAATACTAAACGTTTGATTTGCTTTTACTCTCTTGAATCTTGGTAAAGCAGTCGTTCTCAATGAAGTTGAATTTGTAAATACTCCAGGGTTTGTGTTTAGACCAACAACAAATGACTTTGCACTAGTAACACCGACAACCGTATAGTCTCTGTTGAAACCTGTTCCAGCAGTACCGGTGGTATTTGTGGAACTCGTGACATTAATAATGGAAACATTTGATCCAACAGTCAAACCATGTGGTTTTTCTGTGTCAATATATGCAAATGGTGAAGAATATCTACATGTAGAAATGAAACTTGGATTTCTTAGTTCACTTAGGTTAGATAATGTTTTGCCTGTAGTTGAATACAGATATGTAACTTCATTATTATTGAGTGCCCCAGTATCATTTGACTCTTGAATGACATAACCATCTACAGGAGGTCTGGCTGATGTAATTCCACTTCCAGATGGGATTACATATCTTGCACGATAGACAGTATCAAGTAATGCTCTATCATCTTGCTTTCTGGTGATGTAAGTTCTAGGTGTAGAGTCCCCAAGAACAGAGGTTCCTAGACCAACAACCTGAGAGAAGAATGTATTATCTGTAGAAGACGTTGATACATTTACATACCATTGATTATTTGCGATATCAAATTGAATTGGGTGACCAATATCTCCTGAATTTTTATCAGATACTCTTGATTCAATATTCAATACGCCACCAAGACTGTTGATTCCAATTGCTTCAGCAGCAAGAGCAGAGTTGAGAGATGTCGCTACTTGAATCTGATTATTGCCAGAGAAAGAAGCATTTGCATTTTCTTTCGTAATTGCATAATAAACTCGGTTGTTTCTCAAACCATCAGGAAGAGCACCATTATCAGAAATAATACGAACTGATTCACCATTGATAAAATTATGATCTGAAGTAAGAGTTAGAATATTTGAAGTAATACTATTAAATCCAACTGCTCTACCAACATATCCAATTTTTTTGGAAGTATATTGACTTGTAGTAATGCCATTGATTGGCATTGTGATTCTTGCTTTATACTCAATAGCACTACCACCAACGTTTAGTTGTACTTTGAGTTCATCGTTTTCTTTTGCACCAAATCGGTAACCTTCAATTACGTTTTGAGGTCTTTGGTCAGAGTTATTTTGATTATATAAGTATAGTCTTCCAGTAGATCCAACACCAACAGCAGTTTGATAAACATCAATGGAATTAAATTCTACTGATGTTTCTGTAGTTTGAAGTTCTCTAGGAGGAATAACATGAGTCAAATAACCAATATCATCCTTTGCAAAAGCATCACTCTTGAATCCTTTTGATAAGAGTGATTTTGCTCCAAAGTTTGAGTTAGAGTTTGTAACGGATTGGTCTCCACCAGACTCTGTTACAAAATGCTCTGCAAATCCAATAGCAAAGATAGAAACTAACTGTAAAATAGAGTCATTGGTACACTTAATATGAAAATTAGTGTAGTCTGGTTTATAGATTGCTCTAGAATCTGATGATAAATTTGGAATCGTTGTTGCATCATCATATGATCCCGTAATTTCATTATATTTTACAAATGCATCATTATCTTTCTGTAGTCCAATTCCAGTAAATTGTGCGATAACCATGGATTTGAATCCAGTTGCCTTATTTCCTTCGGCAAGACAACCGCACATTCCAAATACAGAACGTAAAGATACGTTGAAAATATAAGGAGAAGCAGAAGTTACAGTATCTACTACAATGTTTACAGTAGCATTTGCTGGATTTTCTAGAGCAGTAGTTGGAGCATTAGAAACTCTATATGTAAATTCTGTCGTACTAGTTACACCAGCACAGACATAATTGCCATTATAACCAGCGGCACTAATGCCATTGATTCGGATAGGTGTATCAACGTCAAGTCCAATATTTTTGATTGAATCAGTCGTTTGAACTGTGATTACAGTTGTAGCTGTTACTCCATCACCTGCTTTGATTGATGAAATACCTACACCATCTCCCTTAGAACCAACAATTCGGTACTCATCAATTTTTGGTTGAATATCAACATTTCCTGCAGGATAATCTGGTTGAATAGGTCTACCAGTCGCATCATCATATACATCAGATATTTTTTCATAATACATTTGCAGATCTGTTCTGGTCTCTGCAATGTTCAAAAAACCATCATCAATGGTGACATTGTTTACACCATCGGCAAATTCAAAGCAAGAAAGTTTATGGTGGGAGAAATTAGGAACAAAGATATTGCTTGTGTAATCCTTATAGACAGTAGAATTCGGATCAGCATCAAAAATAGTAAACTGATAGAAATAGCACGCACCAGTTACTCTAAAAATACAAGATCTACTAATCGCAGGATTAGATGGGTTGGGAACATATTTTGGTCTGATCTGAGTTTTTCTCAAATCTAAACCAACAAGTGATGTACCTCTAGGAATAATAACACCACCATTGATTGAATTCAATTTGTAGAGATCATTATCAGCAGTTGATAAATCAAAATTACTGGTAAGATTGAATGGAGATAAAATTAAACCAGAAGTTCCATTTCTGTCTCTATATTTTGCTACTCCACTGCCATCATCATAAGGAATCCATCCAGGTCTATTATCAACAATATGTTCTCCTGGATAGACAAGAATGGTTGTTTTACCAAATCTATCGTTGTCAAGTCCTGCTTGATATGAAAATCTTGCCGACTCAATTAGTGCCCTTTGAATTGTTTTGAAAGGACGAGTGAGTGAATTTCCCTGATTCTCAATACTGTCTGTAGCATCAAGATCATTTGGATTTACATATAAAATATTGCCCTTGGCATTCTTTAGAAAATTCTGAAGTCTACTGAGACCCATTGTATTACGACCAGGTTTTTGCTATATGTTATTTAGCAGGAGTCCACCTAACTGTTAGTGATTTATCAAACACCATAAGATAACGATGTTTACGATTTCTATCTTTCCATTCACCTTCAACTCCCTTTACGGAACCTCTTGAATGTTTAGTTCCGTCAGCATAATAAAAATCTTTTTTAGGGTCTGTCAACCCATAATAGACGAAATTGCAAGCGCGGTATATAGTTCCGTCATGGCGAGAACTGTCAGCGTAGCTAAGAATAGCACGAACTGGTACATCTTTTTTAAACCTCCTAATACAACGACTTACGAACCAAGATGTAATGTTATATTCTTCTTTTTGAGTATCTGGATGTATACAAAGTCTTGAGAGTTCGTATATTCCTTCTTGTTGATTTCTTTCTAGACCAAATGCCCCTACGGCGATTTCTGGAACTGGGATATTAGTAAAAACGCAAGCACCAAGGCAGCTGCCAATTCTAAGGGGGCATTCCCAGTCAGGACGTTTGAAAAGTCCATAATTGAATCCTGATTTGAAATCTTTAGATTCATCTTTTAGATAATGATATGTATAAAGAAGGTTTTTAATTTCATCTTTACATACCTTATCTATGTAAAAATTTGATTTCATCTAAGTATTTGTGCTTATTTTCTAACAAACCAAAAAGACAAAGTATATCTTGTTCCACTGGTTATTTCTTTTACACAATGCTTGATGGTAGAATTTGAAAATATAACAAGTTTTCCCACTTTTGGATCACATGTATAATTTTGAAAAATCGTTTGTCCACCTCGATAATCATCATTTAGATACAATATAGCAGAAAAAAGATCTCCTTCATCATAATGCCAATCCATTTTAGAACTTTTTGGCCACTGTACAATTTGACAAAGAGATAATTTCACATCACTGTTCAATGACATGCATATTTTTTCTATTTTATCAGTAACTTGGGATATTTTTTCAATATTAAGTGGATATGTATCTCGATACTGAAATACTCTATCAGTATTTTGTAAGTAAAATTGAATTATTTTATCACAATCTGCTTTACTTAGAAAATTTTTATCAATATAAATCATGATAATTCCAAAAAATAAAGCCCCCGACTGGATTTGAACCAGCGACCAATGGTTTACAAAACCATTGCTCTACCACTGAGCTACAAGGGCAATGGGCGTGGTGGGAGTCGAACCCACACTGGATGGATTTTAAGTCCACTTTCTCTGCCGATTGGAATACACGCCCTTAGTAGGACTGCTGAGACTTGAACTCAGTTCACACCGTTATAAGCAGTGGGCCTTAACCCATAGGCGACAGTCCCTTGATGAATTAGCTACCTTCGTCGTGGTCGGTATGTATTCGGACTAATTCATCCTCATCATTGTTTGTGAGACCTGATTTGATAACGTCTTTCAAATCTTCAAATTCTGATGCAGGAACAATCATAAACTCTCCATGATCTTTGTCTGTGATAATGAAGGATTCTCCGTTTTCAACTCTATCAAAGAGTTCATCAAAATTTTCTTGGAATTGTTCTGTGGTGAATTTTTGCATTTCTTGCGATAAAAACGGAGAACTTCTTCGTAAAGGTTAGGTGAATACCTATTCATAAAAAGTAATAGGGTACTTTTTTACCGGAGTTTTTTATACCCGATTTTTGGAATAAAAAGTGAATTTTAGTTTGAGACAGCGACCAAAGGACTTGCATAAACCAGGGTCTCATCATCAAGGACTGAACGACAGAATTCTAGCACACTCATGAACTCTTCAATCCTTTCACAGTCAACAATCTTTTCATTTCCTTGATTGCTGTACAAAATGAATCGGCGGGCAGAAGTGTCAACGACACAGCGAGTCAGATAGTCTTCCTCTTGCATGATAGGATCTCGGTTACCTATCTAGTTTAGCACGGATCAAGGGCAATGGCAAGAGGAGTGTGCCAGTTTTTCAGGTGTCCCTACCATAATCATATCCAGCAATTGAATACTGGCTAGGGTCTCCAGGATAATCCGCAGGAGATTCTCCTTCATATTCGGGAATCAATGGTTCACCATCTTTTCTTGCTCCATGTACAAGATAGAAGCAATCAATATTAGATCCACTCTCAGATTTTACTTTAATCTGAGTTCCCCACTTAATTTCCTCAACCAAAAGATTTTGATTGGTTCCGATTGGGGTAAGATGCACCGTGATCGTATCTGCATCAACCAAATCTCTCCAATAATCTGGAAGATGAATTATGTTCGTGCCACTAATACGACCCCTGGCATAAACACCAGCTTCTGGTCCTTCAAGACAAACGTATCGCAAACGATGCCCATCTTTTGATGGGTGTTGAATATCAAATCCTTTCCAAGACTGAACATTGATATTTCCTTGAAATGTAGGGGCAGTCACGGTTCCAGAACAATTGATATCTCCATCAACTTGAAGATCCTCTTCAAATAATCCATTCTTCAAATGACAAGACACTTCATTACAGCAATCTGCTTCAAGATTATCTGCACGTCCGAAAGTTTCATCTTGTTCCCATACACTGGCTCCGCATCCAACATCTGGATCGGGATACAGTCCTTGACATCCTCCATGTGGCATAATTTACCTCCTATTGTCCAACAAATTTATCAGTTAAAAGATCCTGTGCAGGAAAAACATTGGGTTCACGTGGAGTATCTGCTCTCTCTCCGTAAACTGTGTAATAGCAATTGATAGGAAGTGCAGAATGAGAATCAATTACGATCTCTAGTCCCTGAATTCCTTTTACGAATAAAACCTGAGGTGCTCCGATTGGAGTCAGGTTTACCGTGATTGAATCTTTATGAATCAACCACTCCCATTCGTCAGGAAGACGAATGATATTATTTCCTCTCAGTTTTCCACGTACAAATACGTCCTTTGTAGGACCTTCAATACATGTGTAACGAAGTTTATATCCTGGTTTTTTTGCATGATCAATAACAAAGTTGCAGCTGCCTTTGTTAATTGTAGAAATGAATGCCTTTCTTGCATTTATCTTGTCTGCAACAAGAGTTTTTGTTTTTGTCTCTTGTTCTACCCAAAGATTATCACGAATATGCTCATCATCCTTTACTTCTAATGCAAAAGCACCTTGTTGCTCTGCACTTTTGTTGATCATCACAGTTCCCTCCATGAGACCAAACTTATCAGGAGATCCTACATGAAGTCCATTTTCAATGTACTGACTGCCTAGAATTTTTTCGTCGTCAGTTTTACCAACACATGATGAGGTTTGACCTCCCACCACACATTGTTTATGAACCTGTTCGTCATCAAATGTCCAAGCCATTTCTTACTCCACAATTTTGTCTTCTTGAGATGTTCCTCTTTTGCCATATCTAGAGGAAGCTGACTGTCCAGTACACTGAGAACCATACATTCCCAGAGTCCCATTGGATTTTAGTTCCATTTTATTTTCACTATTCAATTCACATTTTTGTTTGCCGTTAACAATGACTTCTGGAGAATTCAGTTCAATTTTAGAATTGGATTTGAGTGTGATGACACCATCATCAGAATTACTTCCCAATGCTTCTATCGTGACATTTTTTCCCTGAATTTCAACATCACCACACTGACAAGTCAAACACAACCTCCCATTTTCAACTTGAATATTGAAAACAATATCAGGTCTGGTTCTATCCTGCCCAGTTTTTATAATAATTCCGCCAGGAGATTCAAGAGTCGTGGTACTAAACGTGCCATTGCCCATGGGACGATCAATGTCCATGTAAAGACGATGACGTACATCTTGTTTGTTTCCAAGATATACAGCAGCTCTTACATTATCTGGATCTAATATTCCAAAATTTAGTTGTCCGTAATTATTTTCTGTATAACTTGTAAAATCATTATTTTTAGACATTAATCTTTCCTACGCAATCAACAACACTAATAATTTGATCTTGAGTCACCTGAGTCAACACTTCATCAAGATTATCTCTTCCTCTGTACTTGATTCTGAGATATGGTGTAAGTTTAGCACCGGCACCAGTCTGAGTATTTATGACAACTTCAGGAATGTTTGTAAAACCAATTCCTCTTTGATCATCTGGAATATTAACTCCAAGAATAGAACCATTCAGAGAAAGAATTGGTTCAAGAGTAATTGTATTACCATCACCAGTGATAGTAATTGTATCTCCATTATTATATGAAATGCCGGTTTTGTCAACATTTATTTCATCCAATTCCATTACAACAGGATATGCAATTGGACTCAAATCAACATCATCAACAGTTGGAATTGGTGTGACAATACTTATTGGACCAGGAACAACAAATCCATTACCATCTGTTAGACCTCTTCCACATTGATACCCACTTGCATCATTTCCCTGCTGATCAACTGTTCCTTCTGGGAATTCAACACATCCTCCTGATGGTAAGAACACAATAGATCCTGCTGGGACATTCACCCCTCTTTCAGGGTTGATTGTAATTTGTTCTCCATCCTCAGTTCTGACAATAGTTTGCTCTGGTGTTGCAAACACCTGTCCGCTGGCACCAACAGACCCATCTGGTGCAGGTGGATAACCAATTCCTGGTTCATCAATTACAATCTTATCCAGAGTTCCATCTTCATTCAGGATTGCTCTTCCTGATGCACCACCACCTTGACCACAATTACTGATAAAGTTTACGGACGGAACACTGTTGTACACAGCGTTTAGAGCATCACTACCTTGCAAGTCAACGCCGATGATATATCCTGCCTGATTGATTACAGCATTAGCAGTTGTTTCTACAATGCCACCACCAAAAATTACGGCAAGTGGTGGTTCGCATGTGTTCGCAAAAGGATTACATTCTTGAAGGGCATTCAATGCCTCTCCAGGAATACCAGCAATAGTTTCTACAGCACCAGTAACTGTACCAACAGCACCTTCTACTGCACCAACAACACCTTGAACAGAACCGATTGCACCTTCAACAGAACCTCTCAAATTGCTACCAGCACTAAGAAGAGATCCAATAGGTTCTGGAACAATTGGAGCTCCTCCTAGAGCACTACTTACAAAACCAAAAAAGTCGCTTGGTTTTGTGGACTGATTTCCAGTCAACATATTAAACTGCGAAATTTCTGCACACTTTGTTTCACTTTTACAGGTGAACAATGATTTAAGAGATGCCAGAAAATCTGCTGCATCCATCAGAGGAATTTTAACTGCTCCTATTGCACCTAAAAGACTATCTAAGATATTTGTGACCGAACCTAAAACAGAATTGACTGCTTCAAGAGCACTATTCAGCATGTTACCAATTACATTATCAATGATACAATCAAGAGCACCAGTAACTTTGCCGATCATATCTTGAAGAAGACCATTCAGGGTGCTTTCCAATCCACCGATAATATTTTCAAAAAGACAACCAAGACCTTCTAATGCTTTGTCAAGTTGATCCTTAAATTTACCCATTTTATCAATGGGAAGTTTGATTGATAGTTTTGCTGCTCTTTCAGAAACTTCTCTTGTCATCACACCACGGACTCTTTCCATGATGTTCTTCACATAGGCAGCAATACCATCTTTTGCTCTTGCAATTTCATTCTGTATATTACCAATTTTGAAATTGAGTGGATCAAGATAAATTCCCTGTTGCTTTTGAATAAATGCAACCTGCTTTTGCAACCTTCTTATGAGAAGAGCAATCCCTTCTTTTTCATTATTATCTGCACATTTTGCTCCTACTGCTGTTTCACTTGTATTACCTCCGTTTGTATGTGCAGCATATGTTCCATGACTTTTAGTCTGGTTTGGAGACTGTTCAAGAGTCGCGCCAGATTGTGCAGTAGTTGGTTGTACTTGTACTCCAGCACCACCCACACTAGCAGGTGGTGATGCTGGATCTGGTTTTCCTGGAGCTCCATCTTTTTTGATATTGTGTGGAGACTCAACCAGTCCATTTGAATACCCAGACATTGGAGTATTACCAATGGTCGGAATCTGTTTACCAAAATCTAATTGACTAGATTTATCAAGCACTCCCATGACAACGGGTTGTTGTGCGTCTTCACCGTCCAAGAAAAATCCAAATACAAACTCACCGCCAGAAAAATTAGCACTTTGAGACATTCCACCTTGAGATCCACCAGCAGTGACTGGTTTCATGCAGTATGCCCACGGCAAATCATCATCAGTCAAAGCTTTGGTATCAGCAGTGTGATACCCAATGATTCTGACCTTTACTCTTTCTTTGAATCCAGGCAGATCTGCTTGAGTCGGAACAGGAAGTTCTGGTACGTTTCTTTTCCAGGCATTGGAATGAACTACTTGTCCAATCCACCAGTAAAATCCATCACGACCTACAAAATTTTTCTTCAGTAAAGATTCTTCAATCATCAGTCTTCGTAGATTCTACATTCAGATGCACTTGGATTTTCATCGCAGTACATATCAAATGCGGTTGGAACATAATCTTCATCTGGATGATTTGCTTGATACTTTTCTAAATGATCAAGTTCATCGGTTATACGACGACGCATTTGTGGTGATAGATTCGCATCATCCAGCAAATCTTTATAGTCATTTATATATTGTTGAATAGTTGTCATTTGTTTTACTTGGCAAATGAATCTCTAACGAGACCTAATCTAGTTAGGCATCTTTCTGGAGTTATATAGTGGCAGAGTGTTGCAATTGTATACTTTTCACTTGTTGCTTTATCTTTTTCTGGTGCAGTTCCTAGTCCTTTTCTTGATGGGAAAATACACTCAATAACATCACCAGCTCTCAAAGAAAAGTCTCCTTCAACAGTAATAGACGCTTTGATGGTGAACAATTGATTGTATCTCATGATAGATTGAACCATTCTTTCAATCACTTTATCATTTGTTCTTGCTTTATCCGACTTCCAATACTCAAGTTGAGATGTGGCATCCTTACCAATAGGTAAAGTGCCAACATCAAGAATTGTAGACATTAATCTGGTAGGACTGTCAGTAAATTGTTTATTTACAAAATCAAATCCAGAAGGTTTTCCAGAGTGTCCAATGTTTTTTTGCTGAGTAATGTCATATGTTTTTACATCTACTTTGAATGCATAAGGATCAAAATAGATGGTTCTGTTATGATAAACTCCTAACATCATATCTGTTTGAACATCAATATTTTTATTCACATCATATGATAAAATTTTCTTTTCTCCTTTTGGAAGAGTTGCGACACTATCAGTAAATCTATAAATTCCTTTTGATTTATTGGTAAGGAGACCATCAACTGACTTAAAACAAAACCCATCTTGAGTTTGATAGAAAAGAAACCCTGCAGTCTTTCCGTAATCCTTTGCTGGTATTGATTTAGTACCTAACCAAGAACAAGTATAGAATGGTTTTCTATCATTTCCAATGAAAGCATATGCATTAGAAGTCTCTTCAATATTTTCACTTTTGTAGTGTTTTGTTTTTAGAGTTTCATCCAATACTTTTTTTACAGTCTCGCTTACTTTTCCTTCATATCTTTTTACTACTCTGGTTTTTTCGTTAGAAAAATATTCTTTGCTTACCAAACCAAATTCAATTGATGAAAGTGTAGCATCGGCATTTGGCACACTTACAGTATTAACATACAGTTCATGTTTTGAAAAGTCAATAAGATTCCCAAAAGAATCCTTTGCGACCATTCTTACTTCCTCTCCGCCACGAACAGGAAGATAGTTTAGAAGACCTTCTGTTTGCCCACTTCTATCTGAACCTGTCCTCGTAGTTGATTCTATAACAGATACTGTGGCTGTAATAAAATTAGAAAGAATATTCTCATAATAACTAAACGAAGCGATACCCTCTCTAATGTCAACAGTTTTGCCATTGTCTTTAGATTCCTGTATTTCAAATCGTGTAAAATTTGATTCTCTTGCTGACATTATCCTTGTTTATAGAGGAAGGCACTTATCTGTTGTATGTAGTAGTAATTTAGCACCCAGGAATTAGAGAATCCTTGTCCACCTACACCAGCACCAGGAACTCCAGGGGAACCTATTCTAGTTGGTGGTGCAGGTAATGGGAGAAGTAAAGGATTAATCTTACCTTTCTCGTCATAAGGAGCTGATTGAGAAATCGCAGATGTTGATGATGCAGTCGGAGTTGAAGGAGAAGACATTGATATCTGTGCTGGTGGTGGAAGCACTGGTGCTGCTGGAGGCGATGACAAACTTGATGCGTAAGATGAAGCGCCTGCAGTCGGGGCAGCAGCTACTGGAGCAAATTTCAATCCAGCAATATCTTGTTCGGTTCCAGTAACTTTCGCATAACTTTGAACAAGTTTTTTGAGTTTTTCTGGGTAGGATGGGTCAGTTGCATATCCTTCTTTTTTCAAATGATCTGCAGCAGCAAATACATTTGGTGCTCGGTTAGCACCACGATATCCTTTGTAATCTTTATACCACTTTGCAACGAGATGATTTACTGCATCTTGAGGTGATGCAAAGTTTCTGAATCTAGCAGCAGTATTAACAGTCATACCACCATAGACTTCTTGAGTTGATGAAACAGTTCCAGATTCATTACCAGTTGCTTTTATACCAAAGAAATTATTCTTAGCAGCTAATCTGCGTCCCCAACCAGATTCAAGAGCAAATTGTGCGGCAACGAGTGATGGATACTTTGCTCCTGCTTTGACACCCATAGCATAGAATGCTTTCCACTTTTGTTCATTAGATCCCGTTAATGCCTGTGGTATTGATCCACTAAAGTCTTTGATTGATTCTGGTCTTGCTTCTGTAGAAGATAATGGTTCTCCATCCCTACCTTCACCAGAAATATTATAACCACTTAGAGAAGTATCAGTTCTTGATGGTTGTGCCCCTTTAGGAAAGAAAGAATTTTTCAATAACTTCAATAATCCAATTGGATTCAGGAAAAATCCAGGGTTAGGTAATTTAGTTACTCTTCCTCTAGATTCTCCGGTCTTATCTGCCAACATTGGAAATGCGAATCCTAAAGCAGTTTGCAATCCACCCCCTTTTGGTATATTGACTCTTGGCCAACCGGCGACCAATCTTTTCAAACCAGCGCCAATCCAATCAGCAATTGCTTTGCCAGTATCAAAAACTTTTCTCAAACCATTTAATAATTTCTCACCAGCTTTCTTAGGACCACCACCCAGAAGAAGTTCGTAGAATAAATCACCGACAAAGGTTCCTATAAATTCACCAAGCATAGTTCCCAGTATGGGAATGGGAATAAATGATCCAAGCAATCCCCCTATCGCAGCTCCAGCAGCTTTGAACAGGGTTTGACCCATTGGTTCCCCTGCCATGATGGAGGCAACTGCTACAAGAATTGGACCAAGGACAGGTATTCTTCCAAACACACCCTTGGCAGTTGCAAGACCTGCCTTACCAAAGAGTTTCAATCCCAAACGATTTGCAGACTTACCAATGTTGCCTTTGAGAATAGAACTTCCACCGATTCCACCGCCCAAAGAACCTGTTTGTGGTCTAGCAGTAATTTGTCCTCTCTTGAGAGCTCTTTGAACAGCAGCATTAGCAGCTCTTGGATTCTTTCCACTATCTAATGCATTTTGATAGATATTTGCTGCAGATATTCCATATCTTCTTTGAATCAGTTTTGTAGAAGGATTCCTATCAAGATATTTTTGCAGACTCAGACGTTCTTTTGGAGTAAGAGATGCACCAGGTTTAGCACCAGGAACTGGTTTACCAGGTTTACCAGGTTTACCACGACTATCTGGTGTTGCTGCTTCTTGTAAAGCATACTGTAATAACAATCCAGCAACAAGTATTGATGCATCAAATAATTGTGTGAGATTGCCTCCAAGATCAGTTAGTGCTTTGAAAGAATCTTCACCGAATGTTCCAGTTATAAAGTTTTGAAATCCTTGTTCAATCCTATCAACACCACTGATGATAGATGAAAATAAGTCTATTGTGCCAATAAAAATATTGGCAATAGTATCTAAAGCTCTTTCTAAAAGTTTGATGGTTCCAGTGAAAGCTTCTGGATTATCAATCGCCCATTGCCCAATGAACCCCATCACAATTAGACCAACTGCATTTAGAATCTCATCAAAGAAAGAAGTAAATGGTCTGGTTATTGGAGCAACAGCAGATTTTATACCACCAAAATTTATTTTCTCTAAGAGATTTTCTCTCTTACCTCCTTTCTCCTTTTCTTTTTCTTTTCTTTCAGTATCACTATTCTTCTTCGCAAAATTTAATCTGGATCTGAAAATAGATTTCAGTGTTGCAAGTTTTTTGCCAATCAATCTTGCCTTTGGAACAACACCTTTTGGTCTAGACTTTGTTCCGATATCCTCTGTTGGAGATGGTGGTAGAAGAGATGTTGATGGTTTTGATACTGACTCTTTTTTTACTGTTTCAACTTCAGTCACAAAAGACTGCATGGCAGGTTTTTCCTGCTTGACAATCTGTCCGCCCTGTTCTCTATTAGATGTTGCCCCAATGAGTGCTTTTATCATGACTATCCAACAATATTATGCATTGCTTTCATTCCAATGATGCTCCTATTGTTCGGATCAATGCTTCCAAGCTTAGGAATATCATTTGAAACACCTGGATTCGGCGCAGCAGGTTGTTGAGGAGAGGGAACACCTAAAGTTGGTGTCACTTTTTGAACGTCACTTGGAGTCGTACCAAATACTTCTTGATAAAGTTTGAAAGTATCTCTCAAATACTCCATTGGATTTGTTATTTGTTCAACTTGACCACCCGATGATGACGCAATACTTCCTGAAGATGGATCATTATAGTCACCCATTGTATCAATATTTTCTGCTCCAGGACCAGATGCAAATCCCAAATGAAGGTGAGTATCATGTCCACCAATGGCTCCACCTTTACCACCGCCAGCAAACCAAGACCCCCATGGATCATGAATAATTTGAGTTAATTTTAGAGCATTTCTTTGCCTGTACATAGATTCGGCAAGAGCTTTTGTTCTGCCTTTCCAATCACCAGGACGCCAATCCGTGACATCAATCGCAAGATTTTTATAGTGAAGACTACCGCTACTATGACCACCAACTCTTTCGCCACCAGATGGATTATATCCTGTACCAGTGTTTGGACCTTCACGAGACCAACTGTTTTTTCTAAAGTTTTTATGTTCTCCAACAGTAAATCCTTTTCCCAAAAGTTGTTTTCCAACAGAAGTAACAGCTGGCAATCCGCCTTCTCCTTGTCTCTGCTTAATTCCTTTTAGAGAATCAACCTCACCATCTGTACTTGACTTTGGTTTGGATGCTTTACTAGTATTACCACCTGCGTATCCACCACCTTGAGCATATAAAGTTCCGCTCAATAATTTTGGTCGGTTTGTTCCTCCACCAGCAGCATTCATTGCTGTAAAAGTATCAACACCAAATTGTTGAACGGCACCTTTGCTCATTACAAATTCGCCAGGACTCAACATTGCTGGAATAGTATCAGTCCCAAGTGGAGCTCCACCACTTGAGAACGCAAATGTTGGGTTGAAAGTTACTAATGGTCCTGCAGTTCTATTTCCACTATTAATAAGTCCACCACCTCTTGCAGTTTGAAGCATTCCTGTTGTAGGAGTTGGACCCATGCTTCCAGGACTTGGAGTTTTATCAATTCCAGTATCAGTTCCTTGTACTCCTAAACCTTTTCCTCTACGTGCTCGGACAGCATTTTCTGCTTGAACAGGTGCTGCTCTTCTTTGCCCAGTAACTTCATTTGCAAGTACAGCGGCGCCACCAATCCCAGCACCGACAGCAATAATTTTGGCAGCAGGAGAAACTAATGCTGCTCTGGCAAGAGGACCTGCTTTTCCTAGTGCTTTGAGTGCTCCTCCACCCATCCTCAATGCCAGTCTACCTGCAGCTTTGAACAAATCAAAAGTCAGTTTGAGAAGTTTAGGAACATACTTGAATCCCAACTTCAACAGGAACATTACAATTCCATTGAGTCTTGTTCCAAATAGAAGCAAACCCCCAATAATTAGTAACCAATGTCTCCTAAAGAATTTGATAACATTATTAAGTTTTTCCGCATTTTCTGGATTTGAATACCATTCAATTAACTTCACTCCAACTTTGGCAAAAAGAATTTTGCCGATGGCATCCATTATCTCTTGGAATATATTTTTTATGGGTGCTAAAATTTTCTGAGCTGGACCTTCTATAATTTTCTTTAGACCTTCTAGTCTACTTTCCTTCTGCTCCCTCTTATCTTTTTCTTTTTCTTTTCGGTCTTTATCTGCAACTGCCTTCTCAAACTTATTGGTATCTCGTATTTCCTTGAGCAGATCATCAATCTTATCTAAGATATCATCAAAACCTTGCTCTACTTGTTGTGTAGATACTTCTGGTTTAGTTTTTAATACAGTCAATTCCTCCTTTTCAATCGGAGGTTTATATTTTACCAATGCACTTGACTTCGTGCCAGGTAACAATGCTCTAGTAGGACGCAATCCACCACCGTCAAACCCACCACCGGCAGCAGATTTTCTCTTCAAAACATTCTCTACAAATGTTTTGAATTCTATTTTGTTCTTTCTATAAAGTTTTAGACCTTCTCTTCTCTCTTCTGGAGTGGCATTTTCTTTGGTGCCTGGAATTTTTCCATCAGCAACTAACTCCTGACGATACTGTTCTACTTTATCTTCGCCAAAGAAATTAGATGCATTGATGGTTCCAGGCTTAGCCATTCTGTTGCTGTTTTAGTTTTTCCTCTTCCAGATGCTGTTTCAATAATTCAACGTAGATGTCTCTTTCCCAAGGCATCATATTTTCAATCTCAGTCAAAGAGTATTTATGATACTGCATCAAGGCAAAATTGATCCTGAAGTAAACTTCAAGATCCATATGAGACATCCCTAGGCGAAAAAACTTGAGATTCCCTCCAGAACAACCTCACTTTTCTTTTTAGTCTTAGGATTTGTTACCTCAACTTTATAAGACAACTTTGGCATTGTCTCAAAGAAACGTTCAATATCTTTGAACTGAGAAGTATTGAGTTGTTCTAAAAATTCTGAAAGTTCTTTCTTAGTTACATCTGAAGTATTCCATGCCTCATCTTCATTATAAATGGTTTCAATGCATGAAGAGATTAGATCAAAAGTTTTTTCAATTCCAATTTCATCACTCAAATCAAAGTTTTCAGAAACAAATTGATCTAAAGATGGATATTTCATTCTCATTGTGAGATGATCATCTAGTTTGATATCTTTGTTATGATCTGAATTCCTTTGAACTTTAATTTCATCAATAGGAATGGTCACAGGAACTTCTGTTTCACCATCGTCAGGACAAATAATTTTGACTTCAACTTCTTCTCCGACAGACTTACCACGAATATTGAGGAACAGATACTCAATATCAAAAGTAGGTAGATCTTCAACCTTTACCTTACTTTTGACACAAGATTTAATGACATCTTTGATTGCTTTTGTAATTTGTTTTGTGTCCTGACTTTCCATAGCCAGAACAAGAATTTTTTCTTCTTTGACAAGAAATGGTCTGTATTCTATTTCTTCCCCAGTGGATGGCAACTCAAGTGTGTAATATGGTGTTGCAATTTTTGGTAAAGGCATAATCTCCTATACAAATCAGTGTGATTATTTATGCCTCACCATAGATCCTATTATAATATGCCTCTTCAGATTCTTGGGGAGCAGCGGCAGTTGCCTGATTAGTTGGAGATGATTCTCCTTGATTTGCTTGGACTGGTTTTGAACCAGATCTCTCCACAAAATAACGATCATAACTAAAACTAACTGTTGTCTTTAGTATTTGAGATTGATCGTAGGAAACAGGTATAGAAGAAATATTCAAAGGAAATGCATTCACAAAAGTATAAACTATTTCATTACCACTTCCAGTGCCAGGAACTAATTTTCCTCCATTGTAAACTGCTTCATAATCTTTATTGAATTTGTGAATAAAGATTGACGTTTTATACTTTTCTGGATACTTAAACCTATAAAAAGAATTTATAGAAGAAACATCATCTCCAACCACCGAATAACTTTCATCAGGACTAGCAATATAATCCATCCACTGCTCAAAGAACTTCAAAGTTTTATATTCATCATCAACATAAAAAGACATGTCAATTGTATCAAAGTCTTTTCTATAAGCAAACTTTTGACTTATACCATAATAATCCTGATTGTTTTCGGATGTAGAAAATCTAGATCCTGGCAATGAAGTTTCAGAGCAAAGAATGCTCAAATCTTCAGTGTATCTATTTGCAGGAGCATACTGATTGACAAAGGGAAGATTCTGAATATTGAACACTGCTCTAAACTGACTACTTTGAGCAATGTTAGAAAATCTCTTTACGAAATCACTGGTGCTATATGTTCTGTAAGGAATTCTTCCTGAAGATGGCATCTAAATACCTATTAGTCTTTATATATTATGTATGAGTTATAAGGGGAAGTTTCGTCCAAGTAACTATCAAAAATATAAGGGAGACCCTACCAATATAATTTACCGTTCTTTATGGGAACTTAAGTTTATGAATTGGTGTGACAAGAATGAAAACATTCTTGAGTGGGGTAGTGAAGAATTTTGGATTCCATATGTTTCACCCATTGATAATAGAGTGCATAGATATTTTCCAGATTTTTATTTGAAAGTAAAAGAACAAAATGGTTCAATAAAAAAATATGTAATTGAAGTCAAACCACTGAAGCAAACTGTAGAACCACAACCTTCAAAAAGAAAGACGAAAAAATATCTCTATGAAGCGATGGAATATGCAAAGAATCAGGCAAAGTGGAAAGCAGCAAGAGAATTTTGTGAAGACCGTAGATATGAATTCAAAATCATAACCGAAAAAGAATTGGGCATATGAATCGTTTAGAACCAATTCTATACAAACTCAAAGGAACAGAAAATCCAGATGATTTAATGTTACTAATCATGGAGGCATTGAAAGAGATTGATTATGCTCCAGATGAAGTTGGGAACTTATTCACATTCATCTATATGCCTAAGACGCCAAACATATTGTACGATCAACATCCTCTTGTAGAAGTTACAGAAATAACAAGATGGGGATTTCGTGGATTCAACTATCACTGGAATCGTATTCGCAACTATACTTTCCCAGAAATTGTGGGACCAATGCATAGATTATACCCAAGAGAACTAGAAACACTTCGCACAATTCCTTATAGAAAGGTTCTAATGTCTTGATAAATAACTAAAAAAAGTCAATGGCGGATTTTGCCGAAAAAACAATAGCAGTAAAAGGCAAGCAAGTAATTGTAAGAACAAATCTAAATGACGGAAGTTATACCGTCAGAGATTCGTTCAATAGAACCATTGCGACTGGATCGGCAGCAAATGGTGGTGTGCCAAGTTTTGGACAGGGAGATAAAGCAGGACAAGCGTATATTTTAGGAATCAATTCGCAACAAGCATCCAGAAGGTCTGGAAGTTTATCTGTAAGTTTGTCACAAGAAATTGGAGACACTGTGGCAAAAAGAAATCTAGATAACATCAACTACTTAGGATCTGCAGATCAAAAAAAAGCACTCAAAAATACAAATTATGGCGGAAAAATAAGTATACCTGGAGACACTACAGCACAAAATAACGGTCCTGGTGGAGGTGGAACAACTGGTGGAAAATCTGGAACCGATACAGGAGCAATATCAACTGGTCAAAACGATCCACAAAATCCTGCACAACCACAAACTCAGAACGCAAATCCTGAAGTTCCTAAACCACAATCACCTTCAGGTCCAACTTTGAGATATCCATCAGGTTTGATAGAACAAAATCAAGACTTTGTTAAAATATCAAGAATCCAATATGTTGCAGGAGGTTCATCTGCTGCAAGTTTATCCTTTGGTGCAATTGCCAGACCATCAGAAAGAATGGCAACAGTCAAGTCATTGCAAGATGTTATCTTGCCAATACCAACAAACGTATCTTCTGACAATTCCGTTGGGTGGGGTGATGACAAATTGGATTTTGTCGCTGCTATGAAAGGTGGACTTGCAGAAGGAGTCATTGCTGGAGGAAGAACATTAGATGATTCATTATCAAACATTGGTGCGACTATTAGCACCAACAAAGAGTCATTGAAGAAATTACTTACTAAAAGTATTTCTGGTCAAATTGCTGGATCAAACCTGTTCACGAGAGCAACAGGAGCAATTACAAATAGCAACTTAGAACTGCTTTTCACTGGTCCAGAACTTAGATCATTTTCGTTTACATACCGAATGACTCCTAGGTCAAATACTGAAACAACACAAATCAAAGAAATCATTCGCCAATTCAAAAGAGGAATGGCAGCAAACATTGTTCAAGGACAATTGTTTGTGCAGACACCTAATGTTTTTCTAATTGACTTTAGATTTGCTGGGGACCAACCACATCCGTTCTTGGATAAAATAAAACCTTGTGCTCTTACCAACTTTAGAGTAAATTATACTCCAGACAATGCATATATGACTTATGGAGACGGTTCTCCCATAGCGTATGAAATAGCATTTTCATTCAAAGAACTAGAGCCAGTCTATGCACAAGACTATGATAGCGGTAAAGGAGCAGAGGGGATGGGATTCTAATGACTTACTTCAGACAACTTCCTAATTTCAATTACGTTTCAAGACTCAACAATCCAAACTCTAGTTCGGACTATATTGAAGTTAAAAATCTTTTCAGAAGAGGAAAGATCCGAGAAGATCTTTTCAATGACTTTACAACTTTCACTCAGTATACAATCATTGGCGATGAAAGACCTGACTCCGTAGCATACAAATTCTATAATGACTCTACGTTAGACTGGTTAATATTACACGCAAATAATATAGTCAATGTGAGAAATGAATGGCCACTCACTCAGAAAGATTTTGAAAATTATCTAATTGAAAAGTATGGATCAGTTGAAGGATACAGTGCAATAAAACACTACGAATCCAAAGAAACAAGAGACACTCTTGGAAATATTATTCTACCAGAGGGTCTTATTATTGATGAAGGTTACTTAATTACCTACAGAGATGCTGGAACTGGCACTGAATTAATTGCCAGCGATATCTCTTCTGGAGTTACCTATCAAGAATATGAGCAAAGAATTGAAAATGAAAAGAGAAATATCTACGTACTGAAACCTCAGTTTGTTGAGATTGCTATCAATGATATTGAAGATATGATGACTTATACAGAGTCCTCTCAATACATTAGCGACACCTTGAAGCAAGGAGACAATATTAAAATAAAATAGGGGGGAAAGATCCCCCCATAGTATCATGCCTCAGCAAGTTTTTGGAAATAACTTAGGGCATCGTCTTCATCGTCATCATCAACTTTAGATGAGACGTTAGGAAGACTTACTTTTTGACGCACTTCTTCTTCAACGGGATCATAGGAATCTTCTTCATCAGCAACCTCAGAATCAACACGGCGAGCAGGTTGAGATACTCGCAGAACCTGATTCAGACGGCGCTCAAGTTCCTCATAGGACTTGAAATTGGAGGGTTTTACAAACTCCTCTAGAGAATATTCTTTTTTCCAAATGGACTCAAGAGCTTCATCGTCATCAAGGAGAGGCTCAACAGAGTCAAACTCTGACTTGTCATAATTCCAGTAGCCATCCACCTTGCGGATCTTAAGTTTGAAGTTAGCTCCCTGCCAGAAATCAAAGGGATTGATTGGTGATTCATCCTCAAACTCTGGTTGCATGGACGCCATGATCTTGTCGAAGATTTTCTTTCCGTATTTGAAAAGAAAAACTTTGCCCTCGTTTTCAGGATTTACGGGGTCTTTTACAACATAGATGTTGCTATAGTAAGACAGTTTGCGCTTCTGTTTGCGGACAGTATCTTTATCTGCATCACTACCACTGTTCCAAAGATCGCGGTTGTATTCTGATACAGGATCTTTTTGACCAACAGTGGTCAAAGAGTTCTCGATGTACCAACCACCAGGACCTTGAAATGCGTGGGAGTATACTTTTGCCCAGGGAACTTCTTCTCCTTCAGGAGCAGGCAAGAAGCGAACAACAGCATAACCATTCCCACTCTTATCCAGAGCAGGTTTCCAGAGTCGCTCATCAGCACCATTAGTTTTGGTGCTCATTTTCTCTACTTCTGCGACCAGTTTAGAAGTGAGAGAACCAAGACGGGATTGTTTTTTGAGATCGGAAAAAGACATAAGATTTGGCTTGTAATTTGGCTTTTGTGTACCTTGTTATTATAGGACTAGATGGAACTCTTGTCAATCTGATAACGCATAACTTCAAGCATCTTTTCCATGTTTTGGAAAATAACGTTCATATCCATGTTATCAGGCATACCCATTAGTTTCGCAGAGTTAATAATATTTTCTTTCATTTGCTTTGCTTCTGGATCATCTGATAGCGAGAGTCTAGTGTATAAGACTCTTTGCTTTTCTAGAAGTTTCTCTAGCATTGCCACGTGTTCTACTTTTTCTTCCCGTGTCATGGTAGGAAACTGGAACACTTTCTGATAAATCTCCTCTTGAAGTTCAGTAATCTCAGTCATTTCTGAACGGACTACTTCTGAGTCAAAGAAACTCATAGAATAACCTCCTTGAGGATTGTCGTATAACGAGGTACATCGATATTTAGAAAGGGAGAATACTTGTTCATTTTTTGTGATATGAGTTTCCACACAGGATCATTTAGTTTCTTATCAAACGTTGATTTATATTTGATTATTTTATCAATAATGATTAAAGTTTCGATTGAGATGTTCTTTCGGATAAACTCTTTGACAATTTGTGGATGTCTATTTTCTTCAATTTTGAACAGACTATCAAAATCTCTTCCACTGAAGGTTGCTTCAATTTCTCCTCGGAAGATGTACGAGAGTGACTGTGTTCGTTTTTGCCAGTCTCGGTATCTTTGTTCTCCATTCTGTATGATATCTACGATATAAAGAGTTTGTGGATCATCACATCCCACGAAATTTGCAATGAAGAAATTTTCAATTTCATTGTCCGAATGTTGACGAGACATCTTTTCAAAAAAATATCTGTCCTTTCTTTTATAAAATGATTGAAGAGATGCTTTAGATCTACCGCAATACTTCAGATAGTCGTAACTATCTTTTGTGAAGTGTTGCTTCATTGCAAGATATGTTTTATAGCACTCAAAGGGCATCATTCTAAAAAGTAATACGAAGAAATTTTTACCGGAAAAATTTCCAGGTAAAATAGAATCAAAGAGGCAGTTTTGCTCTGGAACTTCTCTTGAGGAAGTTAAGTTCCATTGCATTATACTTTAGTTTTTCTTTCAATGGTTTGGAAATAAGTTTAGGAACAGATTCAAGTTCAATATTATTCTGTTCGCAATAAACTACGATCGCATCAATATAGTTTAGGTCACTATTTTCAAGAACGATTCTTTCAATTTCTTGTGCAAATTTTGCGGGACCTAAAAACTTTTTATCAAAAGCTTCGTCGAGTTCATTCGGCATTGGTGTGAGATAGATTGTTTGTGACAAATTCTTTTATGTATCGTACTAATAACTTAATATACTCCTCTTTATTCCGTTTGTCAAATACTTCAACCTCACCACCAGGAGTTACCATCAAAGTGATAAGTTTGGTGACAGGAATCTTAGTCAGTTCATAGTACATACAGGCATACGCAGTTTCCTGTACAAAATAATGCTCTAACCACTTTTCTGGTTTGATTTTATCAGAAGTCTTGAAGTCAATGATTGCTAATTCGCCATCATATTCTGCAATACAATCTACTCTACCTGCAAGTCCCAGGTATTCTGAATAGAGAGTTCTTTCAATTGCGTGAATATTATTTATCTTATCTAGATATGGTTTGGCATGAAAGAACATGAACTTTGTCAGGGGTTGATAATCATCCCAGTTCAATTCCTTGTTTTCTAGATACGCCTGTGCAGCTTCATGGAAATCTGTACCACGTGAGGTTGCTTTCTTCGTAATTCGATTCGCTTCTTCCTCTCCAACTCGCTTTCTCCACTCAACAAAAATTTGGCGGTTATAGAAAGAAGTGACAGAAGTAATAGAGGGAACCCACTCTCCATTTGGTAACTGGTAGAGTCGGCACCCTGGCGTTTCCTTTTTATCAAGTTCAAGTTCACCGAGATAATTATGATGAATAAAGTTCATACTAAACCAATTGCGTTCTTTGCTAGGATGTATTCCTTGACTAGACCAGAACGAACAATATCTTCTACTCCAAATTCAATTAGAGAGAAAGATTCCATCTTTGCAAGAATGCGTGTGAAATCTGAGATACCATTTCTTTCAAAAGTTTTTGTCAAGTCAGATTGAACACCATCACCACAAAACATAATCTTAGAATTTTCACCAACACGGGTAATGATTGAATCAAGTTCATGGAAGTTTAGATTCTGACACTCATCAACAATGATGATCGCATTATCAAGTGTGGTTCCACGAATGAATGATGTGCTCCAGAAACTAATTGTTCCTTGAGTTTTAAGATTACCATACAGCATTTCAAATTCTGATTCTGTTGGTAACTCAAACATATATTTTACCATATTTTTGTATGGAATTTGGTAAAGAGAAGACTTGTCTTCATGATCACCAGGAAGAAAACCAATTTCCCGAGTAGCAACAAGAGACCTAACGATATAGATCTTTTCGTAAGGAGACCTTTCATCTAGTACATCCTTGAGTGCTTTGTAGAGTGCGATGAATGTTTTACCAGTTCCAGCACAACCATATGCAAAAAGATGTTTACCCTCATCATAAGATTGAAAGAATCTTCTTTGATTATCTGTAAGAGGATCAATGTCAACTAAGATGTCAGCATTAATTGGTTTCTTACGACGGAGTTGCTTTGCAGTGTAACCAACTCCAATTGGATCTTCGGTTTTTCTTCTTCTTGCCATGAGTTAGATCTTGAATTTTTGAGTTGCAGAAGGGGCTTTCTGTGCTCTTTCAAGCACTTCATTCCAACCAGGTTTAGACCTGACGAGTTTATCTTTCCACTCGCCAACTTCTCCGCTACCAGGACATGTGGAAGGATCAGACCAGTCTCTTTCCCATTCTGGATTGTCTTTTTTCCACTGGTCCCAGTCGTGAACACTGAGCATCACTTCTTTTTGCTCACCAGTTTCTTTGTTGATAACAGGATAAATTGCCATAACGTTACATAATGTAAGAATATTTATTATAGAAAATTGAAGTTAATATTATATCTTGCCATGACATTTGTTGTGGTAGATGAGTTATGAAATTCACTTCCATCGAAGAAAAAAATTCTATTCTCCACACTATCAATCTTTGTTCCATCACTCATTCTAGTAAATCCATCACAAGTGTTGAGAGAATATAATGCAGCATAGTGTTTGAAAGAATAGTCATCATGCTGAGAGTGTTCTCTAATGACATCAGTATGGGGATATAAATTTGCTTTGATTCTCATTAAAGATTTATAAATTCCCATCTCTTGAAATTTGGGAATGAATATTTCAACTATCCTAGGACAGTAATTGCTTTCTGGTTTGTCATAATTATAAAAACTGTGTGTTGCATACCAGTTCCAAAGTTCATTTGTTTTTTCATCAACTTGAAATCTTGGATCATGAGAAACATAGCTTTGAAAATAGAAAGGAAAAGTTGCATTAAAAACTATGTTTCCTTTTAGTTCTTCAAATTCTTCCTTTGGTAGGAAGTTGTCAATAATTTTTATATCCATTCTAATGCTTTAGCGACCGTAGGATACTGCTCAGCAAAGACCTTCTTACAGTCTTCTGCAATCTCCATATGCTCCTTCTGTGTGCCGTTAGAAGACCGTAGAGAGATGTAATGGATCCATGACCTGCAAGAACCGGTCATGTAGATTCTAGTGGGCGTAGCAAGCGGCAGAACGAACCTTGCACACTCCTTAGCAACTCCTGCTTCAAGCATATCTTCATACAGATCTACGGCATGATCAAATTGAAGTTTGATACGCTTACGAAATACTTCTGCAATTTCTTTTGGAAGATCATCAATACTGTTCTGACGATTCTTTACATCCTGTCTACGAAGTTCAGGAAGAGGAATCTTTCCTAGTTCAGTGCTATCGGCATATCGTTGCGAAAATTCCTGGAATGTGAAAGAACGATGCCTCAAAATCTGAGCAGCAATTGCACGACTGGTTTCAATCTGTAGCGTCATATATGCTTGTTCAAATACAGACCAATGCTGATGCTTGATGCAGTATTTTAACAAACCTTCAAAACTTTCATTGTCTTGATTTTTTGGATTGCTTACACGTGCAATGTAAGCCATGTTCTGTTCAGGATTCGGTGTTGCTTGAATCAGTTTTACTTTCATTTTCTTAGTCATTAATCTGGATAACCATCATCATCTTCAAACACTTCATCATAATCGCTGATGAAATTGCTTTGTACATTTTCTATGTATCTATTTGCATCCGAATAAACTTCAGACTTCAATGACTCTACAAGTAGTTCTAGGTTTCTTACTATGAGCTTTAATCTTTCTTGATCCATTCTTATGTTCGCTGACAAAGCTAATTTTACACAAAAAAAGAGGGTCTGTCAAGACCCTCTTCATTCAATTATCCAAGAGTTGCAATGTAGTATTGTGCTTCTTGGAGTCTTTTCTGTTTTTGAATTTGTTTACGAATTACATTCAACCAATTCATTTTGTTGCCTCCTTTACAAACTTAACTCCACGATATGTTTCGTTGTATGCTTGAGGTTGTTGCTGTTGTTGTGCCTGTGCTTGGCGACGAACTTCGGTGTCATATGGGACACCACGATATACTACTTGTGACATTAGGTTTTCTCCTTAGTTGTTTAGGTTAAAGAGCGTTCCTTCAGTCGGCGTTTGCGTTCGCTATTTGCAAATAGCGAATGAACGATCCGTTCCGCGTCGGCTTACTTCCGTTCCCATTGGGAATGAACGTAAGATCATTATAGATCTTATGCATTATCTAGTCAAGTAAGTTTGTAAAATGTGATACAGTTTTTATACTTTATTCAGAATCTCCGTATTTATTCAGAAGATTTTTTACTTTCGTTTCAGTTCCATCCATGGTCATTACCTGAAACAAATTTGATTTCATATATTTTTTAATCTGCTTATACTCTTTTACAACATCATTGATACCATCAAGATCCAAAGTTACCTTTGGTTTGCTACTAAACCCTGCCATTACTTTTTACCTTTCTTTTTTTCTGGAGGTACATAACCCCATAGTTTGGGATTCTTTCTTCCTTCTGTCTGCTTATACCACTTGAGACCTTCTCTATATCGGTCCCAATAGTGATCAAATATATCTACCTTCTTATCTGTAATAACAATGTCATATGCAATTGCTCCGTCTATTTCATACTGAACAAGATAGGCCGTATATGGTAACGACCTATCATTTGCAAGTTCTGGATCGCAATTTTGGTGAATGACTTTGATACTCAAGATCTACCACCCCATTTGATGTCAGGATATGCCTCCTCAATCAGACTGCGGTTGATGTTGTATTTGTCAATAAGACGTTTGTCCTTTACAAGAACAAGCAGGTCTGCCTCTTCTGGATGAAGACCTTCTAGAATTTGAATAAAGATAGTTTCTCGTCTTGTTTTAGACAGAGTATCATTACCACCCTTCACGAAGTTATAGAAACTTCTTTGTTCAGAGCGTAAAGAAGTATGTTCAGTGCCTTTGGGTGCCTCATTTGGTTTGTAAGGAACCGTTCCTTCAGGGAGCACAGAGATGACACTCTCATCAAAATTCCAAATGAGAAGTGAAACGAGAGCATCGTTTCTATACTGCCTCAGAAGTTCAACTTTCTTTTGGCGAGTTCTAGCTTTAGAAACTAAGTCTAGAATTTCACTTTGGAATGGATTGGGAGGAAGATTTGTAGATGTCACTTCCTCCACAACCTCTTTTGGTTTTGTGGTCTTGGTTGACCTTGGTCTAGTCGTCGTCTTCGCTGTCGTAGTAGTCTTCTGCATTTTCAAATCTCAAGGCAAAAATTTGGTCTGGAATTACATTCCCATTTTCATCTAGGAACTCAGGATGTAAGTTTAGTGTATCTGGATGATGAGGAGTTGTTTTGATAACGTGCTCTTTTGCCAACCATCCAATAACGATACCGACAAATAAGAACATTATACTAACTAATGTGCCTATTGTCAAAGTAACTGCTAACATCTTCCTACTCCTAGTTTGAGTTTTGTTTCCTTAAGTCAAAGGAAAATTCTAAGAAGATGTGAATCTCTCTTTTCAGGAGAGAAACCATCTTACCAAAACGAATTTGGAATGTTTTTGGTTTCCTCCCCTGTTTGTTTTTATTTCGGAGCATCAGCTCCACACCTTTATTTATTTCCAGATCAGGATTTCTTTTTCCTCCCTGGTTTCTTGTCTCGCTCATAACGCCAGGCATCCTCCAATATTCCGTACAAATAGTTTCTTATCTTACGAGCACGTGGTTTTGGTATGTGTCCATATGCTTCTCGTAATTGTTTGTGAACATTGTCTGCCCCGCCTTTTAGATACTCATCAAGATCTTCAACTAAATTGCTAATCTCTAGAGCAACAGAGCTTTGAATAAACTGTGTCACTTGATGCTTTGTCATTTTAGATGACTTGGCATATTCATACATGTTGAGAACATATCTGTCCTTTGTAAATGCATAATCAATTGCGGTCTCAACAACGTAGAGAAGATCTTCCATTATTGCGGTAAGTGTTTTTGTTCTTTTAGAAACTTAATTGTATCAGAACAACCACCTATATGAGTATTTCCAAAAGTGATTTGAGGAAAAGTGGCTCCTACACCATACTCATCATAAAATGCCTGACGTGTGAAGTCTCTGTCTAATTTATAAATGACGTAAGGAACTTCAGCAAACTGTAAAAGTTGTTCAATTTTTTGACAATAAGGACAATTGTCTTTTGAATAAACAGTAAAGGACATAATTGTGAGTTTTCTTTTATTTAATATTTTTTATTATTCTGTACAATCTCCCGTTCTTGTTCTCCAAGAAATCAAAAAGAAATCAATTACGTTTTCCTTGCAACTCTTTTTTGATGAGTTCACATCACCAGGCATGATTACCGTTGGTGGAACAACAACAGGAGATGAATTTCCTCCAGGAGAATAAAAAGAAGGAGGATTATATTGTGCTTGAGGGTAGTTGCCATATGCAAATGCTGGAGCATTCATAGCAACTAAAGATCCAAAAGTAATAAGTAAACGGACAATCATAACAAAATCAGTATGAACATTTGCAGGTTAGCACGGATTGAATACCATGTCAAGATTTTTTAGGTTCTTTTTTATTTGATTTATTTGGTCTATAAATTTGAGGCCAAGTGTCTCTAATAATCTGTGCTAGTTTATATGGAGTTTCTGAACTAATCATTAAAAAAGGAGGGTTTCCCCTCCCATTTTATCAAGGTATACCTTGAGTGTCAACCGATTGCAGGTGCTACTAGTGCCACAGGAGTGATATCAGCAGCAGCAAGGTCAAGAGGGAAGTTATGGGCATTGCGCTCATGCATTACCTCAAAACCAAGATTGGCACGGTTCAGAATATCAGCCCAAGTGTTGATCACACGACCGTTGTTGTCAAGCAGCGACTGGTTGAAGTTGAAACCGTTGAGGTTGAATGCCATGGTGCTAACACCAAGAGCAGCAAACCAGATACCAACTACAGGCCATGCAGCGAGGAAGAAGTGAAGTGAACGAGAGTTGTTGAACGATGCGTATTGGAAGATCAAACGACCAAAGTAACCGTGTGCAGCAACAATGTTATACGTCTCTTCTTCTTGACCAAACTTGTAACCGTAGTTCTGACTTACTTCTTCAGTTGTCTCACGGATGAGCGAAGAAGTGACCAGAGATCCATGCATAGCAGAGAAAAGAGCACCACCAAATACACCAGCCACCCCAAGCATATGGAAGGGGTGCATGAGGATATTATGCTCCGCCTGGAAAACAAGCATGTAGTTAAATGTTCCTGAAATGCCAAGAGGCATACCATCAGAGAAGGAACCTTGTCCAAAGGGATAGACGAGGAACACTGCAGTAGCAGCAGCAACGGGTGCGCTGTAGGCAACAAAAATCCAAGGACGCATACCAAGTCGGTAAGAAAGTTCCCACTCACGACCCATATAAGAGAAGACACCAATCAGGAAGTGAAATACTACCAGCTGGTAAGGACCACCATTATATAGCCACTCGTCTAGTGAATTTGCTTCCCAGATGGGATAAAAGTGCAGTCCAATAGCATTGGATGAAGGAACAACAGCACCAGAAATGATGTTGTTTCCGTACATGAGAGAACCAGAAACAGGTTCACGAATACCATCAATGTCCACCGGAGGTGCGGCAATGAAGGCGACGATGAAACATACGGTTGCAGCGAGCAGCGTAGGAATCATCAGAGTTCCGAACCAACCAACATAAAGGCGGTTGTTCGTTGAAGTAACCCACTGGCAAAACTGTTCCCAGGAGTTAGTAGATTGTCTTTGAGCAATAGTAGCAGTCATTTGAAAAGGGTAGGTATGATCCAGGGGGTATCTGGATGTTACGGTATTCCCCACACTACCCTCCAGTGTGGGCATGAGAGACTGTGTTTAACCTCCCCATAGGTCTCGGTTAGGAAGAGGAATCAGAAACGTTACGATTTGTTACGTTTCTTAATGTGTATTTATCATAACATAAAAAAATCCCCCTGTCAAGAGGGGGATGGGCAATTTAGAAATTGGTTCAAGACTTCACCAAATACCAGGAATGATCTGTCCTGTAACAGCATAGCTTCCCATCGCAGCAATAATACCAATCATCGCTGCCCAACCATTAATACGTTCTGCTCTTTCGTTCATTGTTTTGTCCTCTTAGTAGTGTTTTGAATTACAATAAATTTATCTTTTGGAAGAGTGCCTGCTACACAAATTTTAAGTTCATCATCATTAGACCAAGCACCACTTTCTAAAAGTTCTTGAAGGGCAAGACTTAGTTGCCCAAGCATATCAGCACTCATCAATAAGTTTCAGCAAGTTTCTCTACAGCATAACCCAGAGTTACAAAAAAAGCAACTGTGGTTGCTATCCAAATAATTTCAGTCATCAGAAGATACCGAAGAAGAGTTTGCCAGTGAAAGCATAAGAAATGAAACCAGCAACAATGCCGACCATAGCCCAGCGTCCATTAGCGGATTCAGCACGTTCTGCATGAGTTTTCATCCCATATTTGATAGCGTCTTCATCTGAAATATAAACGGGCGGTTCAATTGCCCACATATTCTGTTGACCACGCTCATTAGTTGTTACAGTCATTTTCGTTTTATTACGAATTGTTACACAATTATATATGAAAAAGGAGGGTCTGTCAACCCCCCCTAATGTTTTAAGATCGGAACAGATCAGTATCAGAACTTGATACCAAGACCAGTGGTTAACACAGGTGAATAGGTTCCGTTGGTAGCACCGTAGCTGTTAGCAGCATTGGTGGTGGGGAACTTCAGATCAGCAAAACCAATTAGTGAATTGGTAATACGACCTTCAACGCCAAGGGCAAACACAACCTGTCCACGGTTACCAACAGCAGACTGATAGTTAGCATCAGAATTGTTCACAAAAGGAACCTGATAACCAGCACCAGCATACACATTGGCACGACTTACACCAGACTTAGCACGGGAAACGCTCCAGTCATAAGACACGAGAGCACCACCAGCACTACCGATGTTACCCGAAGGACCAGCAACAGCATTCAGATAAGGGCGAACAGACACAGCATTTTGATTGCTGAAAGTCTTCACAGCATAACGTGCCTGAAGGGTAGCACCACCAACGGTCTTCTGAGCAGACTGACCAGCACCAGAAACGCCCTGCTGGTTCAGCAGTACGCCAAGACCAACATAGTTGCCAACGCCTTGTGCTTTCTGAGCAGCAGCAACCTCAAGGGCACTCACACGGGTGTTGGTAGCAGCAATCTCTTTGGAGAATTGAGCGCGTAGAGCGGCGGCGAGAGCAGCGTCAGCGGCGCTTTGATACTCACTGATACGGTCAAGGCAAGCATTGGTGAGAGCAGCAAGCTCAGCACGGGTAGCAGGTTGACCAGGTTGGAAGGTGCCATTGGGATAACCAGCAACGCAACCGTAACGTGAAATCAGGTTGGAAAGTGCCTGATAAGACCAATCGGTAGGTTGAACGTCCTTAAGTTGAGTCACACTGGTGACTTGTGCCATGGCAGGAGCTGCAGCAGTTGCAACAACAGCAGTAGCAATTAGTGAACGAATAATCATTTGTGTTTTAGTACTAAACGACAAGTATAAAGAAACTGTAAAGTTTCAAGACTTTATTTATGATTGATGAGCAGGATGCCCTTCAATTTTTCCATTTTCATCATATCCAGGAGGAAGTCTTCCCAAATATGCGTTCCAATTGAACAGAGTCTTCCAATCATCAATTTTATTAGACTCTGCCCAAAAATTGGAGATACCATTATAACTGTTTCTGTGGAATATGTCAATATGTTCTGGATGAATTGACGAACCAAGATCCAAACGATACAGAAATAGAGGAATACAATATACTTTTCCGCTCTCAAAGATAACATCTTCGGAAGTTGCTCTAGGTCTTACATCCTGATCAAGTTTGAATTTGTTACCACGCACATGGGCATTATAAATTTTCTGAGCATGTGAACGCTTCAGCACATATACCGCTGCAGAAAAATCATTAATGAAGCGATTATGTAGCGTCACATAAACCACAGCAGGGTTGATTGTGGTAAGCTGCATTGCATCATAGTTATATGGAAACAAGGCCGCCGCTTCTTTATATGTAAAAGGCCAATATCTTACTGGATCAAAACAAGCATCATCTTCCATGATGATAACTTCATCACAGTCCATTTCTTCAATAAAATATTTGATTGCTCTCAGATGAGACATGCAGCAACCAATCTCATTGGGAATCATGGTATGAGGAACTGTACCACTTAGATGAACACTTGGATCATCTTGACGTGCATCAACTCCAGAAATTCTAGTATGGTTTTCAATCTCCCAATACTTGAACTGATTCTCCATATGTTGACGCCGATGGACATCGGAGTCTAGATTAATCCAGAGAACAGGAGGAATACCTTTCAGTTTATACGCTGCTTTATTCTTGTCCATTTCTTCTCCTCACATAATCGACGTTTTCATAGTAGTTTCGTAATTCATCAGGTGTCATATCTTTGAGTGATTCATATAGATTTTTATTATTCTCTATATGTGGGTTAGTAAACCAGGAGTTCATTGTTCTGGCATGTTCCATATGATAAATGGTTTGCCTTACTCTACCAACTTTATAACCTAGTTTTTCAAATCGGACAGGTCTTTCATTGTCCTCATAACCATATGAAACAAAATGCTCATTCTCCATGCCACCATCAATGTAAGACTGGCGTTTGAAGAATTGAGCCCATCCATAGTCGGATGTTGATTGTTCTTTATCTGGATGATTCTTAAAAGATTCTTCTGAAAAGTTAGAGTTGACAAGACTATTAATTAGATCTTGATCAACATTAACTTTGTATTGATACTCTCCTTGACCATAAGGATAAACCAAATCATATCCTTGTTCTAGAATCATATGATACGCCTTGTAGTAACTATCTACTGGAAAGATTACATCCGTGTCATAGTTAACTACAACATCGGTTTTGGATTCCATCAGCATATCATTGAGAACTCTTGTCCTATGAAAAATAGGATCTTTGCTCTCTTCATAGATCAAAGTAACTGATGATAGGTCCTCAAGAAGATGCTCTAATTGAGGTGCAGCATACTTTTGAAACTTTGAATCTTCATCAACTTCTTGAATAATAACATTTGTTTTGAAATTTTTCAAGAGGTAAGCAAGACTGAGTACAATATTGCGAAGACGATCTTGACTCTCAATTCTGAGAGGCATGATAAAGGTTGCGTTTGATAAATCAATTTGCATATTCTCTAGTCTCCTTATGCTTGTTTGTCACATACTCAAGTTCTTGACTATTAGCTTCCCAAGATCCATCGGGATGTTGACAAACAATATCGAGATCTAAATTTGCAGAGATCCGATGATCACCTTCTCTGCTTGCAACAAGTATGTTTTCTATGATAGATGGCATACCATAATTATACCTCATCCTATGATAAAACTCTGTATCCATCAGCATCTTACAATTTGGATCAAACAGTTCTACGCATTCTTTTCTCATCGTAACAATTGAAGGACCTCCCATAAAGTTCTGTCCCTCTAAGAGATGATCAGACCAACGAGGAATCATTGGTCTATAGAAATCACACCCATCTCTAGTATGAGCAAACCCTGTAACCACCCAAGATGCGTTGGTGTCTAAGAATCTTTCGCGGATTCTTAGTAAGGCAAACTCATCAGTAAAGACATCATCCTGAAACATGATCTTGATTAGATCACCCGTGCAATGTTTGATTGCAACATTAGTATTTGCAGGACCATTTCCATGGTCATAGAAATTCCTTACATATACTATGTTGAATCTATCAGAATATGTCTCACAAAGATCAAGGATCTCATTATTTTTTGAATGATCGGATACAAGAACTTCAATATTTTTATATGACTGCCTATGAATGCTTGAGAATAGTTGTAGCAAATATGCTGAACCGTACCCCTTCATCTCATAAGCAGGAATTGCAATAGAAATCTTATCCATTGAACGCATCTCCAACTCGCTTTGCCATCTTCAAAAAGGTACTTTGCTTTCCCGTATCAAATGGTTTTGACATAGCAAGGAGAAGAAAATCAATTACCGCTTCCTTGACGTGTTCTGTCCCTCGTTCAACATTGAAGACAGAGTATCTTCCATCTTCATCAGTGTACGGATGATGCCAATCTCCTTCTGGTATAAACTTTTCGGTCTTATACTTTTTGGGATAAGAAAACGCATTGGGGAGTTGATTAAAACGTTCTTCAGTTTCTGGATCATCGGAGCAAACAAAAAACTTTTGATCTACTGCTCTATTTACAACACGAATCCAATGATCTACATCAAAAGATTCAATGTTTACAAAATCAGTCATGCGAAGATGAATACCATAGTACCCACCATTTAGTTGATTTTCTTTGAGGAATGTAGATACTTCTCTCATGATATGATCACTAAACTGCAATGCTCTGATTGTTTTGTTGATCTCTTCCTGAGGAATCCATTCATAAAGAAGAGGAGTGTAATAAAAAATATTTTTACTACTGCTTCGGACTAACTCTACAAATTGTTGTGGTGATAAGTTTGCTGGATCAATAGCATTCTTACCAAAAAACTTCATATGTTGATCATTGACCGAAATGAAATCATACTTATCCGCATGAGGATAAAATTCTTTCAGTCTCCAATCAACAACATCAATATCCAAAGGTTGAAAAATATCCTCCCAGAGAGCACGACACATGTTAGTGCTTGGCCAACTTACAGTTACAGGAAGTCCACACAGTCTTGCTAGTGTGAGACCTCCTATCAAACCACTATATCTATTGCCGAAACTTCCGTCACAGCATACATGAAAATGTCGGATCGGGTTCATTCTTCTCTAATATCTTCAAGTAAAAATGCTTCTGGTTCTTTCTGGAAGTATCCGACAACAGTGTTTCTATCTTGAAACACTTCATCCCAATTTCCAATGTTGTTCCTAAAATCTCTATCTTTATTTTTGATATGAACTGTAGTCATACCCCAAGATTCTGGGCGATGGCGAACATGAATATGACTATCTTCATAAGTGAATCCAGTGTTTCCGTGTTCTTCAAATAAAGGTTGAATGGCAAAAAATCTGCCAACAGCAACCTCTGGACGATCCCACTTGAGTCCTTTCTCTTGAACCTCAGGATGCCAAGTTAAGTCATGCATACCAGCAGGCCAATTCGTATCATGAAAGATGATGTAACCACCTTCTTCAATATGGTCCCACCAGTGATAAAGTTCTGATAGAACTTGACATGCGACGTGAATGGAATCCACAAACAATAGTTTGACTGTTCCATATTCATTAGTGTCCCAGTGTTTTCCGACACTAGAACTATCACCTTGAATCAAATTATAGTTTGGATATTGCCAGAGATCAAATCCAAGTCGTTTGAATTGAACATCAATACCATAAACTGTATTGTTTCTCTCTACAGCGTCATAGGTCATGGTAAGAGAAGAAACTCCATAGTCAACCCCAAGATCAACAAAGACGTTGTTCTCACCACACTTATCTACAACTCTTGCAAGTTCATAAATGTTCGTTCCTAAGTTGCTGAATTGAAAATTCTCTTCTGTAGAGAAGTTCCATCCACCATACTTACCAGCACGAATACCTTTTCCAATTGTTACAGTCATATCAGAAACCAATTTTTTCGTTTTCACAGAAGGGGTAATTATTTTGTGTCAGATAATTGTAAAGAACTGATTTGTATTTTGAATTTTTGAGTTCAGCAGTGAGATTTAAGAACTCCTGAACGACATATTTATCCAGATAAGGATACCTTGTCTCTATACCAAAGGATCCAGCGACATGTTCTTCTTTTGCAATGTATGTCTCCTGAGAACTTCCATAGAAAGATGCCCAGGGGAAAACCGTAGATAAATCATCAGGAAATAGACCGCCAAAATTACTATGCTGATATTTCTTTACTCCTTGGAATCCATAGTCGGAAAAGATTTCATCTGCACCTGATCCTGATAGGTAGACTTTGTTTCCATCTTTGATGGCGTGTTCGCATATAAAAGCGAGAGAACCACCACCATGATCGTCAACGATATCCATTCCATATTCATTGTAGTTACTTGAAGAAGAGTGAATTGTATTTTTGAATGGTTCTACATTATTGCGAATATAATCTACAATAGGACCTCTTGTATGCTCTGGTAGTGTATAAATTTTGTGAGTAGAGTTATCATTGAATAGTTCATGACGATTTTGCATCACGCTCATATTTTCTGTTCCAGTCAATGAATATGCAGTGTGTGCAACATTTTGTCTGCGAAGTTCACATGCAATTGCCCCACTATCATATCCACTGGACAACCCAATAAAAATTTTCTCTCTGCAGTTTTGTGTGCGCTTACGAATAGCATTTTCAAAAGCAGTATTCCAATCAACAAAAGAATCTTTGCGTTGATCTAAATTAAAATCAAAAAGTTTTCCCTTATCTTGAATAATATATTCTTTATTATGAGGGTCCATGCTAATCAGAATCCTAGTATTAGCAGGAACCTTTTTGGGATTCTTGAATCCAAGTTCAAGCAATGCAGACTCATAAGAGGCAACACCGATTTCACCATCCTCTACACTCCACCATAAAGGTTTGGTAGCAAACACATCGGTGGAAAGAATAATTTTTTGATTCCTGTAGTCAACCAAACAAATAGCAAATTCCCCATCCAACATGTTTGGCATTCTAAATCCATACTGAAAATACCGAGGGATAATTATGTGACCATCACTCTTGTATCCTTCAGCATTATAAATTTCACCATTGTATACAACAACCACTTCACGTTCTTCATCAATAAAAGGTTGAGGAGTAAACTCGCCCGTAATACTGAGAAGATTGTGCATAAAATAAAAATCTCCAATCTCAGTGAGCGTGGTGTTATCAGGACCACGACGCACCATCAAACGATTGGAGTCGGCATTCGGTTCTTTACTAGAAAAAATAAAACTACACATCTATGTTCTAGAATGATTTGATGTTGTTACCTGTGGAAAAATAGTGTTCCTCATCATTCCATTTGCATTTCCAGGCATGATTGATGGAGTAATGCCATGCATATGTAATGCAAAGGGAAGACTAAGTTGGTCTCTAGATGAATACTTACAAATCAACTCCCACCATGTTAGCATAAGTGCTTGAATTTGTGAAGTATTTCTTTGAATCCTACACGGTAATTCATAAAGACCATTTTCTTTTGGATACGACATTGATTCATAAAAAATCATTTGAGAATCCACAAAAGAAAGTTGATCAAAGTTTACTGACTTAATGACTTCTGCTTCCTGATAAACACAATTTCTTTCTGGATGTTTGAATAGTGCGATGTCACTATCCTTCAAGTAAGTATTGATGATATCAATTGGATCCATTACAACCATATGAGTTGAATCAATCCAAATATAGTAATCATATCCAGGCACAAAAAGATGTGGAAGAATTTTGAATATCTTTGCGTGTCTCCTATCAGTATATCTTTTATCAATTGTCCATTTTGGAACATCATGAAATTGCCACATGCTTTCTGCAGGACGTTCTAAATCAGAATCAAAATCTACAAAGGCATGATAGTCTACTCCTTGAATTGGATTCAAAGATTCAATTGGTAGACCAGCACCAATTGAAGCCGTTACAATTGCGATTTTCATTTTTCTCTAGAGCGATGAATTTGATTTAGTTCTCGCATGAATTTAATCAAAGGACTTTGACTAAACTTTTCCAACTCATAGTTATCTTTATCTAAACAGTGACTGCTCCACCCAAACTTACCATCATCACCAGGTACTTTAGAATGTGATTGACCAATTCTTTCATCAAGTCCTAGCATTTCTGCAAATTCTGAATAGGTGGACTCACACCCCTGACTCTTATGGGCAAGATACATTTCATTGAAGAAAGTAACTCTCAAAGCAAGAAATGCATTTTCTCCATACTTCACCATGGCAGCAGTTCTAATATCTGTAATACGAATATCTTGAACATGTTTTAGTCTTGAACGAAAAATTTCTGCAACGGTATTAGCAGCAGCACTATTTCCACCAATTATAAAGAACTTCTGCTCCTGAAACATTTTAATTGGATTGGATTTATTCAAGTATTCTGGACTATGCAAAATTTGAATGTTCCGATATTTCTCACACACATCATAATAAAATTGAGGTGTGGCAGTTGATTTACAGCACACTGGAGTCCCTGGAATCATGTTCTCATTCAGTTCATTCAAAACTGAATCTAGAAGTTTGAACCCTTCTGCCTGTGGAGTATCCACAGAAACAAACACTGCATCAAATTTTTCTAGTTTATGATTTGAAATTTTATCATCACTGATTTTTGGATCAATGATGACTTGTTCTTCTTCTGAAAAAATAGAACCTACTGCAGATCCTACAAAACCATATCCAACAATTAGTACTTTCATAGACGAATCCAATTGCGATTTTCTGGAACTAGATCTTTTGTATCATGACAATCATATGCGGGACCAAACCACTTGACTGGAGACACAAGAGTTCTGGTGCGATCCTTCTGAAGGAAAGCTCCCCACCATGATAGAGAACTATTGGCAGTGATGCCACCATCACACAGAGACATCAAACACAAATCAACAAAAGGAACCAGAGCACCATCTTCATGAGTGTCAGTAGATTCGGAGAAGTTGAAGCGATCATCAGCAAAGAACTCCTGTTCCTTACACCATTCAATTGAGTCTGAGAATACGATCACGGGTACATCCTCAGGGAACTGTTTCAGTGCTTCCTCATAATACTCTAGAGTCTGAACAGGATGTTGATCTTGCAGGTTCACATATGCCCATTTGAATCCACGCTTATCAGCAAGATTAGGATCACCACGACGAACGTGAAGCATGATAGGACGGACATCAAAACTTTCCATCATCTCTTGACACGGTTCAAGAATACCCTTCTTGAATTCAAAGTCTTGACGAACATCATTTTCAATGTCAGCAAAGTACCTCATGGTCTGATAAAAACCATATAGGTTTACATTATCAGGACAATTCTCATACAATTCTTCATTGAAATGAAACTGACTTTCTTGCACATACTGCTGTGAAGGATGGAATCCAATATTCCTATCATTCACATTAGTCAGTTTGAAGCAATCGTGAAGACCGTAATTATCTACGCTGTCATACGGAGGAGGAATCATGAAGTCAA